CCAGCAACGTGTTGGTTGAAAAGTATGAAGTATTGCGTCGCAAATGCACCATAAGATCCGTTCAATATAAGTTTTAGTCAATACCCCCTCAAATAAATTTGAGGGGGTTAAAAAAGAGCGAGCTGTAAGGCATTGTAGTAATCACTTTCCCTTTTCAACTCGCTGGCTTTATTTTTTAATAACTCGATTTTATTTAATTTTTCTTGTTTAGTCAATTTTTTAATTATTTTTTAAATATATCCTAAAAGGTATATATGTTATTTTATATATAATAAAATTAATTAGTTTTTATATGATAAAAGAAAAAAATGTTTTAGTCTCCGTAAATTCAAGAAACATATCACACTATAAGTTATTGGGATATGATATACATATTGGTGGTTTTTCCGATAAAAAAATATTAGAAGTACTAATTAAAGACATTCCAAAAAATTCTAAGGTTAGAATAACTGCTATTTGTGACTTGTGTAATTGTGAAAATTACATTACACTTTCAAAGTATTGGAAAAACTTTGAAAGAGGAGGTTATAATTTTTATTCATGTTTTGGTTGTAAAAATAAAAAGAAAGAAATGACTAATCTAAAATTATTTGGTGTTAAATCGTTTTCTGAAACTGATGACTTTAAGGAAAAATATAATAAAACTTGCTTAGAAAAATATGGAGTTAAAAATCCAAATATGTTAAAGGATTTTAGAGAAAAAACTAAACAAACTTGCTTGGAAAAGTATGGATTTACAAATCCATTAATGAGACCAGAAATTATAGATTCAAATAGGATATGGATGTCTTCTGATGAATTTAAAAATAAATCCAAATTGACGTTAATAAAAAACTGGGGATTTGATTCATACTCAAAAACTGAGTATTTTAAAAATAAAATTCAAGAGAATAAAGAAATGATTATTAGTAAAATGAAATCTTCATTTTTAAAAAAATACGGAGTTGATTCTATTTTTAAAACTGAAGATTGGAGAATTAACTTTATTAATAAGATAGATGAAATTGAAAAGAAGAAAAAGGATACTTGTTTAGAAAAATATGGATTTGAAAATGTTTCGCAAGTCTCTGAAATATATGATAGGATAATTAAAACTAAGATAGAGAATAATCAAATTATACCTGATTCATTATTACCTGATTGGAAAATATATAAAAGGAAAGTTAGGAAAATAACAAACAAGAATAAGAAAACTCTCTATGAAAATTGGAACGGTAATGATTATTATGATGATGAGGTTATAAAAACCTATCTTGCCTACTCACATACTCATAGGTTTTATCCTTGTATAGACCACAAGATTAGTGTTTTTTATGGATTTAATAATAACATAGATCCGGAAATAATAGGAGATATTGATAATTTATGCATAACTAAAAGATATTTGAACTCCATAAAGGGTAGTTTAATTGAAGAGGAATTTATAAAAATATTTTAATTAATCATCATCATTTGTAAAATCCTGTTCAAATGAAATCATTAAGTGACTTGTTTCATCTTTTGTTAATATAAAAGTATCAAATACATAAAATTGAATTTTATCACTATTTTCATTTATAGATGGTAAAAATGTTTTATTAAACATTAAATGTCTATCTGTTAGATCAACTTCATCTACTTGGAATTCCCAAGTAGATGATTCAGATAAGACAACTTTTTTATCGTCTATATTTAAATTTATTACTTTACCATCTGAATTAATTGATGATAATTTTTTAATATCTTGAAATTCTGATTTATCAATTTTAAAAGACCATTTACTATTTTTAATATCAACTCTTTTAGATAAAGTAGATTTATTAATATCTCGAATTTCTGATGATTCTCCTCCTTGGAGACCAATTTTTAATTTACCATTTTTAATTTGACTAAATCTTACTAGTGATATATCATCATCAGTAGTTCGATAATCGATATTCATTGTAATTTTTTCTGATGATTTAATAAAACTAAGATTTTTGACAAATTTTTTAGCTCCAGATATTATCATATCTATTGTATTTTCCAAATCTTCTTTCATCTCAAAATAATCTTTGGTATCCACTAAATAACTTTTAAATGCCAAAAGTATTGTTTCTCCAACAATAGAATACATTAATATATTTTCTGAATCTATTTTTAGTTTAATCGTGTCACTTATTTTAGCTAAATCTTCCAATTTTGTTAAAAAGTCATCAAATTTATTAGGTTTTAATAGTATAGTTAATTTTGACATTATTTAATAATGATTTTATTTACTTAATATATAAAGAAAATTTAGTTTGTTTATGAAGTATTTAAAACTATTTGAAAAATTTAATGATGATTCTGATTCTGATGATGAACCATTATCAAGAGCTGAAGAGATTTTTGGTAAAGATACTAGACTAGAAAAACAATTTTCAAAAATTGTTGTTTCAGGACTATCATCTGACTCTGAAGCTAGATATTGGACAGCATTTAATGCTTTAAAAATCGAATTACAAGAGTTAATTGATAAAAAAGATCCTCTTTATAAGGAAATGATGCATAGAATTGTTGAGGGTGAAGACCCAACAGAAGTAATTAATGATATTTTTAGTAAGGTTGGGAATAGTACAAGTGAATCTGAACGACTTTTAAATAAATTAAATAATTATAAAAAGAATTAAATATATGAAGTATTTAAAACTATTTGAAAATTTTGACGAAGAAGAAAACGATTTTATTTTCTTTCCAGAATATAAAGGATGTGGATGTTGTCCTGAGTGTATTGGTGAGAAAGATTGTGATTGTTGCCCAGAGTGTAATTATCCAGATGATGATGACAACTACGATGATGACAACTACGATGATGATATTCTAGAATCGATTATAAATGAAAAAAATGTTGCGACAAATTCCAAACTGTGGAATGCCTGTAAGGCTTGGGCGAAATCGAAATATGATGTTTGGCCTTCCGCTTATGCCTGTGGAGCAGCTGCTAAGAGATATAAGTCTAAAGGTGGTAAATGGAAAAAGAAAAAATCAAGTAAGAAATAATGGAACATATATTACTTTTTGAGGATTTTATATTAGAAGAAAAGAAAACCAAAGGCGGCTTGGACAAATGGTTCAAGGAAAAGTGGGTAGATATATCAAAAACTAATCCTGATGGATCACATCCACCATGCGGAAGATCTGATACTAGTAAGGGTGGATATCCTAAATGTAGAAAGGTTAGAGTAGCTGCTAGAATGACTAAAAAACAAAAAAAGGCATCTGTTGCTAGAAAAAGAAAAGTTGAAAAAGAAGGTTCAAAAGGCAGTGGAAGAACACCGAATTATGCTAAATGAAACACCTTGAATCCTTTAATAACTACAATCCAGTTGAATTGTTCTTACAAGATAAAATCTCGAAAGAAACTTTATTTAATTATTTAGACTCATTAAATGAAGATTTATTTGATTTTTTAAAATGGATTAAACAAAAAGTAGTTGATGTATTTTGGACTATTTTGACTCAATCTGTAATAATTGGTTTTAAAATATTGCAAAAAGTTAAATCGATTTTTTCTTGGATAATAAACAAGATAAGGAGTTTTAAAGAAAAAAATCCAGTGTTGTTTAAAGTATTAGTTATCACGATTTTAGTGATCTTAATTTTAATAATTTCTGGCAGTGCTGCTTATGCAGCCACAACTGGAAAACCTATCGAAACTGAATATATCAATTTAGCAATTGGTTTAATTAATGATATGAAAGAACATGGTGGATTAAGTAATGTCAGTGAATTGGATGTTGCTAAAACAACTGCTTACTTAATAAAACTTCGTGATGCCGGTGGTGTTATTAACCCAAATGATATCAATTCATTTGGTCAAGACGCGGTTACACTTGCCAACAAATCAATTGATTTAGCTGGTAAATTAGTTCAGGATTCTAGAGGTGGTGATAAGGCAACGATGCACTATTGCATTCAAATGTTGGAAAAAGGAGAGAAGTTTATTGGTTACGAATATCAAAAATTATCAACTGGAGAAACCATTAGATTATCTAGTAAATAAAATTAATATATAAATAAAAATAATTCTAAATTATGAAACATTTAAAAAAATTCAAAATGTTTGAGAACACTGAATCACAAACGTATATATTTACACCAGACGAAAATCTTTTGAAGATGGTTCAAGATTGTGGTGAATTATGGGGAAAAGAAATGGTTGATCACGAAAATTCAATGATGAGTTTAACTGGAGATCGTAGTAATTTTCCATTTACTGGAAGTAAAAAAACTCATGAGAAAGAAGAACAGGTTTTGGACGCAGCTGTTAAAGCAGGTTATAAACCAACACCACCAATTCAAAAGCCATACAAATTTGATGATTATGAAAACTTCATCAAAGCAATAGCACCATCTTTTAATAGTTCCGAAAGTTTCATTTTTGAAAGTAAGGATGGTAGACCAAAACTCTATAATGGGTTAGTAAGACCATTAAAAGATTTATATAATGAGTCTGATGATGAAACTAAAGAGACATTCAAGTATCTCTCGAACGATCTTTTCAGAAATCCTAAAGATATTGTTAATATGTTTACTGGTAAGATATCTAAGTTTAAAACTTTAGATGAACTCACAAAGAGTTTAAAGTCTTTCTTAAAGGCAGTTGATGATTTAAAGAAGTAAAATCAACCAATGAAGAAATAAAAACAAATAAATAATATGAAATACTTAAAAAGATTTAATGAAAATTTAGACAACTCTGATAAAATCCATATACCGGAAGTCTATTCAGGAATTAGAATGGAACTTGGAGAATTTGCTTCACCTGAAGATATTATGGATACTTATAACAGTACTGTTGCTCGTGAGGATGTTCCTCAACTTACTGGATATTGGGATGGAATTTTCTATACTGAGGATGATGTAGATACTACTCTTGATGCTGTTCTTGACGAATTGAATTATGCAATTGGTTTGGATAATGATGAAATGTAATAAAAAAGACCCTTACGGGTCTTTTTTTATCCTAAAAGTTCATCTAATCTTTGACCTCTATTTGGAATTATAAAATCTGATGATGTTGTAAGAACATCTGAAAATTCCAAAACTTGTGAATTGTTATTTTTCACAATTTCAAGTAAATTATATAACAATAATTCTTCTTTGAAACCATATTTTAACTTCAATTCTTTAAATTTAAGTGTATTTTCTCTAACAAATATTATTGACTCTATAAAGAAATCCAATTTTTTATCTTTAGTTGATACTATTGAGCCAACTGGATATTTTATAGAGCAAACTTCCCCTCCATCTTTATCAAATCCCCAATATTCACCAATTATATTAATTACATCTTTTACTGTTTGTATGAAGAATATTGTAGCCAATGCTGGAGAACCTTTAAATTCATAAGTAAATTTAACAAAGTCAACTCCATATGTTTGATGTTCCTCTCTTACCTCAATTTCTCTTAGTATATTTAGATCATTAAATTCAAAGTTTTGATAATATTCTTTATTTCCACTTTCATATAAAGTGTGATTACATCCATCTTTTAAGAATTGATTTAAAAGGTTTTCAAATCTTTGAATATTATTTTTTGAGATTGAAAAAGCAAATCTATAATTTATATTTTTTCTACTAATAGAATTAGGATTATAAATTTCGGGAAGTCCAAATTTATCCCTTATAATATAACCGTTTCCATACCCACCTGGTGTAATGCCGGAAGGAACTGTATAAGGAGCAGAAAATATTTTATCTGACCAATATTCACCCTCTTCTTTAGATAGAGTTCTACAATTATTCATTAAACTAATTCCTCAACATTAATTTTTACTTCGGCTCTTTCACGAACTTCTTCAAATGTCCATTCTTTTAGAATATGTCCATTTTCAAAAATAGGTACTAAAATATCACCACTAAAATCCTGACAATGTTGGATAGTTTCAAATACTCCATTATTATTAATTAACTTCAATCTACCTGCTTTTGACTTTTTAAATGATTTAACTCTTTCGCCTTTTTCATTAATCTCAATTGGATTCTTTTGAACCTCAACTTCTTCACCATTAATTACAATTGATGAACATTTGATAGCGAATTTTTGAGTATCTCTATCTACTTTTTGTAAAAGAGCACCACCCATACCGAATGCAATATTCTCTGCTGCAAATCCTTCTTCAACCATCATATCAAGAATCTCGATAATAGAGTCATAGTTTACACCATCACCTTGAATTACTCTGACGTGTGGATCAATAACTTTAAATCCTTTTTTATTAACAGTTCCACCAAATTTATCCCAAAGAATATGAAAGATTTGTTTCAATGTTTGAACAGGGTCACCACTATCAGGACGAATTACAAGACGACCGTCACGATTTAAGATTTTATCTCGTAAAGTAGTTCCCCAATGGTCTCTACAAGCTCTGATAATATCAAATGAGTCAGATACACAAGCTACCAATCCAGTAGGGAACTGGTCTAACATATTTTCAAATGCCTTAACCTCAAGTGGTTCACTCCAAGATGTAATAGTTGAGTGTTCGGATGCTGGAATTGAAAATGCCAACATATCTAAAGTATTGTAATACTCTTGTGCTAATAGAATACCTTCAACAGTATCTGTTCCTTTAAAGTTAATAAGGTGAGCAGATGCACCAATACCTGCACTTTCAACAGATGATGCTCCACGGAATCCGAAATCGTGTAGCATAAAACTCACAATTCCACGAATTCCATTTTCATCATGGTCTGATGTTTTTACTAAATAATCGACAAGAACTTTTTTAACTTCTCTTGAAAGTGTTCCAACCGTAATTGGATACCAAACTTGTAAAAGTAATGATTCAAGATAGTTTGTCAACCAAGGAACTTCTGGGTCTGTATTTTCAATAGTCAAAAGAACATTTCCTGTTGGAACAACTGTTCCCTCTGGAACAGCTTTAATAATAACTGGTAAGTGTCCGTTATGTTTTTCTAAAATATGTAACCATCCATCCATATTAAAATGACCTGGTCCAAGATGTGCGTCCCAAAATAATTTAGCACGATTGATTTTATTCAAAGTAATTACTTTACCTTGTAGATACTCTTTTATGATATATTGAAGACCATAAAATAGAGTGTTGTCAAATTTACCACCACGACTTTCAAGATAAGATCTTAAAATCGTTACGCCTTTAGGAAGTTGTTTCCAGTGTGTTGGTTTGTAAGAGTCTGTGAGTAATAAGATATTTGGTTCCATATGTTTATTAATTTATTTTGTCAAAGTATTGTTTGAATATTTCGTGTGGTACTGATACTGATATTCTTGAATATTGTGGGTTAACTGTTCTGTTGAGTGAGAATTTATGTAAAGGTACGGAAGATATTCGATTAAATAAAAGAATATCAAAATTTATATTAACAATCGCAAAGGGTCCTGTTGGAGTTGATGGATATTCATCAAATAAGAATCCTCTTTCTTTTAAATATTGTATATTTTTAGTAATACTGTCTTGAGTTTTCATTTTATAGTTTTCTAAAGATGTCTTACCCCCTTCTGTTGTTAGTAATCTTGTTATTACTTGTTGTGGTATTGTTGATATTGAGTTATACTTATATAAAGAACGTATTTTCATAGAGTTATACAACTCTTGATTTTTTGTCGCAATGTATCCAATTCTAAGTCCAGATAATCCCATTGATTTAGAAAATGATGATATAACGATCACATTATCATAAAATAGTTCATGAATAGGATTATCGATATCATTGAAAAGATAATAGTATGGTAAGTCTAAAATGACTGTAATATTATGTTCTTTAGAGTGGTCTAAGAACTTTTTCAAATCTTCGAAGTCAGGAGACCATCCGGTTGGATTTGAAGGATAACACAACATCACAACTCCTGAGAATCCAACTATTGGATCATTTGCTTTAAATTCACCAATATTAAAATCATCGAACTCTTGAGTATTTTTATTATGAATTTTAAGTATTTTATTCCAAGAACCCCAATGATACTTTGGAACCCAAAAATTATCTTCTGATAGTGAGTTGATAACCAAATCAAGTGTTGCCATTCCACCAGGAACAGTCATTACATAATGGTCTTTTAAGTGAAACTTATCTTTAATAACATTAACTAGTACCGAATCACCATCATTACCACCATATTGTTGTACGGACTTTTGATTATAATCGAAATCACTCATAAATGAGTTTAGATCTATCATATCAACATCCATTACACCACGGTGTAGTTTTAAATAGGTTTCACCTGTTGTTTTTTCAAGGTGTAATGTTCTTTCACCAATCTCAACAATTGATGAATACGATACTGGAGAGTGGTTTACTTTCATATATTTTTTAAAAGTATTTTTAATAAAGGTTTATGTTCATCAACAATTGGTCCAACTACATTATCTTCTACATCAAACCAATATTGTGATATATCATGTAAATTCCACCATTTAAGTTCGCTTACATCATCGGATGGTTCAATTACTCCACCAATATATTTTGTCTTATACAAGACACTAATGATTTTATCTTCTTCTCCCCGATATCTCCAGTCTGGAATCATTGTGCTATTAATATAGGCAAGATCTGATGTTTCTAAGTTATCACCTGCATCTTGAGATATCTTTCTTTTTGCTGTTGATTCATATGATGAATCGCTTGGATGTGCGAATCCACCAATAAATCTCCAACCACTTTCATATGGTCTTTTTGCTAAGAGAATCATAGTACAGTTTTCATCTAAAATAGCTATATCTACACAAGGGTGAACTTTTGGATATTGGTTGTAGGCGTTATAAATAACACCAGCTCTAAAATCGGTAGAATTTTTAACTGTTTCGGATACAATTTTTCGAACTTCTGTTCCAGATACGAATGTATATTGGTCTAATTCTTTACAATCAAATTGTCCTTTTCCTTTTTGATAATATGGTATGAAAGAATCTCTACCACCATATAAAACAACATCACCTATTGGATAGACTTCTCTAATTCTTTTGTCCAATTCAGCAGTCCATTTAAAATCATCACCTATATCGGGAAGTGATAGTATCAATGTGTCTGGATAAGATGATTGAATCATCTTTTTACGAGTATCGAAGTCTAGTGGATTCTTTTTAGTACCAACTACTTTAGGAACTCCTAAAAATATAATTGATTTTTTGTGATTATTAACAACTTGGTCGATAACATATCTATGAGCATCGTGTAGTTCATGTACTTGAAATCTACCACATACACATCCAATTTGATATTCTTCTAAACTTTTCATTTTTTTATTTTTTATAAATCCATTTACTTTTTTTATAGGTCTTTTTTGTGCCCCAAAGACACGCATATATTACTCTTCTACTTATACCTAATACATTGGATGCAACTGTTGCACTCTCCCATTCAATCGTTTCTCCATCATTTTTGATTTGTATAATTGGTTTGTAAAGTGCTTTTGCCTTTTTATCTTTTGTCTCCTTACTTTGTTTTTTTCCTAAGTTATGTTGTCTAAGTTTTTCTTTAGTCTCTTCTGATGTTAATTTTCCAGTATTTGACAATCTTATTTTCTCTTTAGTTGTTTCACTCCTTTTTAAGCCGATATGTGAGTTTAATCCAGCTATATGTGTCATATTTAAATCCGGTTTAAGTTTTGTTAAATATTTTTGCTCAATTTCTATTAATAAATCGATACTGTCAACCATTTCTAAAATACTAAAATGAAATTTATCAAATCCATGTTTATTAAAACTATTTTGAAGCTTTATTGAGTGATGTTTATTTTTAAAAAGTAAATTTAAATGCACTCTTTTCCTTCTATTGAAATCAACTGAACTACCGATATATATCTTTTCATTTTCCATATTTTTTATAGAGTAAATACATATTATTTTCATAGTTGTTAGAATATTTTTAATTTATATATAAAATATTCTAACCTACAATAGCACCATTTTTATCTATATACAAATATACAAAAATTTATAACATTTCTTGTAAAGTTTTTCTTAAATAATTTTCAATCTCTTTTGCTTTTCTTGGTGTTGTTTTAACATCCAATTGAAGTCTATAATTTTTTATAGCATCTTCATCTTCTTCCAAAAGAGAAATTTTTATTTCTGGAAGTTCCTCTACTTCTTCAAATAGAAGATCTTCTCCATCAACAGACGATTTCATGTCCTTATATTTGAGTATCATCTGACCGTGTGTACTTGATATTATATACTCTCCGTGTTCGTTAGGTTCGAATATTTTACCTTTTGTGTATAGTAATTCTTGACCTTGTTTATCTAAAATTGTGTATTTTAGAATCCAATCTTTTTTTAAAATAAATTTAGACATATATTTAATATAATTGTGTTTAAAAAAATTATCTTCCTAAGTAGTTAAATAAATCTATAATATTCTTAATAGTGAATTGCAAACTTTCCAAATTTTTATTAGTTTGTCTAAGATATTCGATATAATTTTCAATTAATTCAATATTTCTTTGTTCCTCTGCAACATGAGCTTCAATTAACAATGATTTCTCACCCATATTTGTTTTAATGCCGAATGAAGTTGCGTACCAGATAAATTTATCTTGTTTAATTCTTTTTAATTTAACATCTTGTTTAGATCGTTTATCTAAAAATGAAGAAATCTCTTCGGTAATCTTTTGACGATATGTTAAGCAGAGAGATTGTGTTTCAATAATCTGTCGGGAAGTTTGTAAGTTTATCTCTACTTTAATAGTTTCAAAAAGAGGTTCAATTTCTTTTTCCCAATTCTCTCTTTTATCAGTAAAATACTTTTCTAATTTATCATTAGTCTCTTTTAATCTATTAATTCTTTCAACTTCTTCTGCATTATATACATTCATATTTATTATACTATAAGTAAGAAAAAAAGTTAAATATATACTCAAAAAATATTAATATTATGAGTGATAAACCAACATTGGATAGAATTGAATTATTACATCCAGCAGTTAGACAAGAAGTTAAAGATATTTACTTAAATGAAATCATTCCAGCTTTATCTGGAAGAGCTATATGTAGATTTGCATATACTTTAAGAACATTCGCTGAGCAAGATGCTCTTTATGCACAAGGTAGAACTAAATTATTTGACGCTAATGGTAAAAGATTAGGCGTTGTAACAAAAGCAAAAGGTGGTCAATCTATACACAATTTTGGACTGGCACTTGATATTGTACTTCTAAAAGATACTAATGCAGATGGTACATTTGAATCTGCTTCTTGGGAAACAAATGTAGATTTCGATAAAGATGGTAAAGCTGATTGGATGGAAGTTGTTAACATTCTAAAGAAACACGGATGGGAATGGGGAGGTGATTGGAAATCTTTTAAAGATGCTCCACATTTTGAAAAAACATTTGGAAATACTTGGAGAACATTGTTACCAAAACACACTGCTAAACAATTTATACCCGGTACAACGTATATTCAACTATAAAACTAAAAACCCACTCATTTGAGTGGGTTTTTTTATTTTAAAATATTTACTACTTCTGGATACCAATGACATTTTGTTTCATCTTTATTGTCATATTTTATTTTATCTAAAACATATCTCATTGCATTTAATCTTCCTATTTTTTTATCGTTAGAATTTATTATCACCCAAGGCGACATTCTTGTTGAAGTTTTATTAAACATTTGATTCTTATAATTGGTTATTATGTCCCATTTATCAACAACTTTTGCATCATTTGGTGAAAACTTCCAATACTTTAAAGGTGATTGTTTTCTTAACTCAAATCTTAATTGTTGTTTCTCTTTTGTTATAGAAAACCAGAATTTAATTAGAATTAATCCTTTTTTAATCATTGATTCCTCCCAATCTCCAACATTTTCTATAAAGTTCATATATTGTTCTTCGCTGCAATAACCCATTGCTGGTTCAACAACTCCTCTATTATACCAAGATCTATCAAAGAAAACAATTTCACCTGGGTTTGGTAAGTGTTTTTCATATCTACCAAACCAATTATTCTTCTCTTCTTCTGTTGGTAATCCAAGAGCAACAACTCTGAAGTGTTTAGGATTTAAATACTCAATAAATCTTTTAATAGTTGAACCTTTACCAGCTGAATCTCTACCTTCAAAAACAATTGCAACTCTTTCATTATTTTTAATAACCCATTCTTGTAGTTTCATTAATTCAACTTGAATATCATATTTCTCATCTTCATATTTTCTACGTGTTATTAGAGAGTGTTCTCCTTCTACTCTATCAAAATGGTCTTCTTCTTTAGAATCTTGTGATTCTTCTTCAAATCTATCTTCTAATGAAGAATAATAACTTATAAATTCTTCTTTAATCTTCTTTTTAGTATTTCTTTTCTTCAAATCTAAAATTTGATTAATTTTTCTTAGAAAAGATTCAATATTAAATTGATCTACAATATCTTTTCCTAAACTTGAATTTAGTTGTGATATAATTTGAGGTACATTGATATTATTAAAATCTTTATACTCAATTTTATTGGTTTTAAGATTATATTCAATATTAAATAATATTGAATTTTTATATTGATCCAGATTAGTAGTAATATTTTTTAATAAATTACTAAAATCGGCATCAGTCATTTTGCTGATGTTTAATTCTTCTTTTATGTGTTTTAAATATCGTAACATATATTATATATTAAATCTTTTTATCAAAAATGTATAAATCATAGAGTGAATTACCCTTTACTTTAGTAATACTTTTAAGTATTTGACCCGTTGTTGAATCTAAAACTTTATAAACTCCTAAATTTTTACCTTTATCATCTAATATTTTAACAGTATTTCCTGGCTCACCCATTGCACCAAGTATTGCGACATACTGGTTCCCATATATACTCTTTAGGAATGATATTCTAACATTTTCAACATTTTTAAGGTTATTTATATATGCGTTATCAAGTGGTTTGTTTAGGTCTAGTTTAGAATCTGTTCCTTTTACTCTTATCGTTACAAATTTTCTCTCATCTTGACTCAATGATACGTCTTCTCTATTTTGAATTACATTTTGTTGAACCAAATTTTGTTGATTTCTTCTAATAGCGTTGAAATCAGCACTTACAATTAGTCCCCCTCTCATTCCTTTATCATTCATGTTATAACCCGCTGGTGGAAGTCTGTAGAATGATCCTGTAAAAGTCATAGATAAAATTCTATCTGTCCTAAAAAGTCTCCATATTTTATTTATATGTCTATTTTTAGAAACAGACCATCCATTTAAATGCCATCCTCTAAGTAAAGTCTTACCTTGTGCGGATCTTCCCAAAACCATAGGATAAATAACTCTTTCATGACCACTAAATAATTTATCTTTTTCTCCTTTATAGTTAATCAAAAATATCATTCCATATTGAATAGCTTTAATCAAAAGCTTTTCATCATATTTAATTGGTGAGTTTATAGGAACATTTTGGAAGTCCTTAATGTTTTTAAGTGAGAATCTAGGAATAAACTCTCTATCTTCTTTAAGATCATTATAAGATTCCTTAACTATAAATTCAACAGGCTTACGATTAAAGAAAGATTTAACTTGAGAAATATTCATGAATAATTTTTAGTGTTTTCATATATATTAATTTTAATTAGTGCATAAAAAAACCCCAGAGATATCTGGGGCTTATTTTTATATTCAGTAACAATTATTTCTTAACTGAATCAGCTACACAAGTTGTATCACATTTTGTTGTGTCACAAGTCATTGAGTCTTGTTTAACCGATGTGCTGTCATTAGTAACAGTTCCATCAGTTGAACTTGTTCCACAAGATGATGCAATTACTGTAAAAATTGTTAATGCTAAAAATACCTTTTTCATTTTATATTTACTTTTATTTTTATATATAATTTGGAACGATTTTTGTTTAGAAAAAAATTAATAAAAGTGCAAATTATTTTTAATATATACTTTTATGATAAGAAATTCCGAAGATGCAAACAAATACTATCAACTTGTAAATCAATATGTTGATGACTATATAGAAGAATTTATTAAGAAACATAAATTTAAACCTAGTAGAGTAGAATCTTATCTTTTAGAAAATAAAGCCAAACTTAAAAACTTTATAAGTAGAAGAGGTTTATCCGATGTAAATGGAATCGAACAGGTTTTATCCGATATCTTACAAGATAGAGTATCTATGAGAAAAGACTCTGTGATGACTTTTGAAAACTTTAAATTTCTAGAATCTGACGATTTTAAAATTTTAGATCTTAAACAGTGTTTATATAAAGGGATAGACAATGTGACTATAAATCATGAAAAAATATTAGCAGATTATTATGATGTATCTTTAAGTCAAATTGATGTTGTTTCTGCTGAAAAACATATATTTAAAATAGATGAATTAAATATTGTGATTTATAATGAAGATGAATTAAATATAATAAAAGAAAATATTAAAGACTATGTGTTAAATCAAACATTTAGTAAAAATATTAAACTAGATTTAGGAAGCTCGGATTTAGATCTTAATGTGAATGTAAAGGATTTTATGGATACAGAGAAATTCAATAATAAGATAGAAGAGATTTTAACTAAAGAAAATGTTAAAAATATTACTAGTTCAATTTTAGGATGCAAATTGTGTGATGATGAAGAAAACTTTATTGCAACATTTATGTAATTCATGTAACATCATGATATATCTTTTATATAACTTAAATGAAAACAAAATCGATAATATTTGATTTATATAATACACTATTATATACCGAGTATAAAGCAAAACCTTATTTAAATTTATTTAGAACATTAGGACTCACCAAAGAAGAAATGAACTTTTGGAGAGACAAGGTAATGTCGGAAAATTTTAGCTTTGAAGAACTCAAAGAGGCGATAAGACCTGGATCAAATGTTTATACTACTCAATATGAGTATGATGTCAAAGAAGAGAATGAAAGTACACATTTATTTGACGATACCGAATTTGTATTAAATGAACTATCAAAAAGATATGACTTATATCTAATATCAAATATTGCAACACCTTACAAAGAATGTTTTTATAATCTTGGTTTAGATAAGTGGATTAAAGATCCTATATTTTCTTGTGATGTTGGGTATTCTAAACCAGACCCAAATATCTATAAAATAGTTATTGAGAGGAGTGGATTACAACCTGGTCAATTACTAATGATAGGAGATAGTGTTAGAGCGGACTATGAAGGTGCTCTAAACTGTGGAATCAAATCAATTCTTAAAGATAAACCTTTAAAACTTATTCTACCTGATTTGATATAAAAATCTAATATGGAAGAACTTGAAGATTTTTTAAATTACGTATTAGAGAATATAGATGATCCAAGAATTATTATTAATAAAAAATTAAAATACGGATATAAATATTACTTGATTAATGTTGATTTACCAACAAAAAATGGTAGTACATTACATATTACTATAGATAATAGAAACCATATAATTGAATTAACATATGATTATGGTAAGTCAGTTGTTTATGAATCTGAGGAATTTAGTAAAATTTGGATGGATAAATTGGAAATTGAATATCAAAAGATAATAAAATCAAGAATAAGTGATTTAATAATCAATTTCATGGATGAAACCGAGACTGAAGGAAAAGATTTCTGGAGAGGATGGACAATGAATAAAATATTTAAAGATGCAAGGGAAGAATAAATACGGTGTTTATTCAATACCAAAAGAAATTGCATATACATATAATGCTCAAACCATATTAGATGGTGATGTGCATGAAGATACAACAATTGATTATATCAGGTCAATAGGTGGAAATATAATTCACGCAGGATCAGGTTTTGGTGATTTTTTACCGGCTTTAAAAAACTGTGACAAAGTATGGGCTTTTGAACCTAATAAATTAATGTATGAATCTTCATTAGATACAATATCGCTAAATAAATTAGACAATGTTAATATATTTCCATACGCAATAGGGGAATATGATGGCGAATGTGTATTAAAACATATAGATGAAATTGGTTTAGAAATGGGACCAAGAAGTGAGATAGGAGATGTAGGTTATAAGGTTGAAATGGTTAAACTAGATTCTATAATTCCTAAAGATTGTAAAATATCTCTAATTCATTTAGATCTAGAAGGATATGAACTCGAAGCATTAAAGGGTGCAAAGGAAATAATAGAAAGAGATAAACCTATAATAGTTTTAGAGATAGATAGCAGAGCAGTTAATTATAATAACTTTATGTTATCACTTAATTATGTCACTCATAAGCAATTAATCTATAATTCTAATGAAAGAATGGTATTTGTGAATACAGTTTATTTACCTAACTGGTAATTTAAGCCATCGGTTTCATTTTAACCTCATAGATTAAAATATCAGATGGATCTTTCATGAAGTAAAACTTATCTATAATAGATAAAAACGATTTACCGTTGAACCAAGAGACATTATCTTTTGTGTCTCCCTTTTTTCTCCAAATGATTTCATAATTTTGATGATTTACCTTGTAATCTGATTTGATATAATCGATCATTTTACCTAGACAAGATAATTTACTATTTGAACTTATCTTGTGAAAAAGAAATCTTTCACCGTGATTTTTAGAAATTGTTATAAGAGACAATTCAGTCTCAGAATCAGTTTCTTGATAATCAAAATAAAGTGTGACATCATCAAGTTCTTTTCTGATGATATCTTCTGATGTCATTTCTGACAATAAAATTTCTGATGATTTGTTTAGTGAGTTCATATGCCTAATTTTTCTAGTTTAAGTTGTCGTAGTTCTTCCTTTGATAAAAATTTACTTTTAGCAATTCTTTTTGTGTATGCGTGATCATTATCAATGAGATAAGTATGTTCATCTTCTGAAATTACTTTATACCATTCTCCAATTGTTAAAGATAGTGAAACATTTTTGTTATCTATACAAAGTACTTTCATTATTCGTGATGATCTACTGATGATACAATCTTTTCATTCATAATCTTTTTCAACTCTGTGTAAGATATCGGTGTATATCCTAATCCATTAGTTCCAGCATCTATAACTTTTCTTTTGTAATACCAATCCATTTCTGGGTTTTTAGCCAGTGATTGGTGACAATGTCCGTGAATATGCCACGAACCATGATGTGCTTTATTCCAAGAAAGTATTGGATAATGACACATTATTATATCTTGATATCCTCTATTTGCATCTTCATCTTTTACTGATATAGTTGCTCCACCAAGAGCAGTATCATCACCAAATACTTTTTCAAATCCTAATTTAGATATGTCTCTTATTCTATCGTGGTTTCCCATTATAAAATAAATCTTACCTTTTAATTGTTCTCTAAACCACTTTGGTTCACCTTTATCTTTAAAAGCAAAGTCACCTAAGTAAAATACTATATCTTCATCTTCAACTACTGAGTTCCAGTTTTTAATAAGTGTTTCATGCATTTCTTCTATACTTACAAACGGCCTTCCGTCAAATCTAATGACATTGTGATGGCCAATGTGGTAATCACTAGCGAAATGGATGTTTTGATGTTCAATTCTCATATGACAAATATACGAAATATTTCTAATAACAAAATTTAATATATAAAAAAACTAAAATACTATATGATAAAGACATATTTACAATTTATTAATGAATCTAATAACATTCCTCCTGGTCCAGGTGTTGAAAATGTTATATCTATATCTATATCTGACTCTGAGATGAACTATCTTACTGATCCTATCATATCTAGTATGATTTCACAAGGCGAAATATCGGTTATTGATAATCAATTATATTACTATGATGACGATTCTACTATTCAAAAGTTAAATCAATTTTTCCCAGAAAAGGTTGTAAATACTCTTGATGAAATGGATAGAAAAATAGGTCACGTTAGTAACGAATCAAAAAGTAAATAATATGGACCATATTGATGATTGGGATTTATATAATCAGAAAAATAAACTTGATGCTAAAGAATATGTTGATAACAATATTTTTAGATTGATAAGATTCTTTGATTTTGAAGATGAAAGCGGAGAAGAAGAAAAGAAACAAGTTCTGGTAGATTATTTTACAAAATATCCGGAACAAATTAAAAGTATTACTGTACAAACAGTCGGAAAACCAAATCAATTATCAGTACCAATATTAAATAATATTGGAGGAGTTATTAAATATAAATGAAAAACCCACTCATTTGAGTGGGTTTTAAATTATTAACTAAAGAAATCACCTGCATCAAATGATTCACTATCTGGTGTTTCAATTTCTTCTTCACCAATTATATCATTAAACTCTTTTTCAACTTGTTCAATTTCATCTAATGATTTAAATCTGAAATAATCATTAACAATTGGTGCCATCTTCTCAAGAACTTCCATTGTGAATATTTCTTGAGTGAATAATTGTTTAGTTGTGACTGATTTATTTAAATGATTTATATACCATCTGTTACCACCTGGTGTAAATGTCATCTCTCCAGTTTTTTTATCAACTTCCATTTTACCTTGAGCGATTCCAACTTGTGTGAAGTATTCTGGACGACAGAAATTCTCTAAACCACTATATTTATTTAAACCTGTTGCAAAAGAAATATCAAATCTAATTTTCTTTGGTTTGGCTAAACGATTCTTTTGAGTTTTGAATAGAACAGAAATACCTGACTGACCTAAATCCATCTCATCTTCTGTTCCATCTTTAAGCTTACTTTTGCTTAAAAATCCCAAAACTGATGCGGAATATACTAGACCCATCCCGCCTTTGGAAATCTCTTTTGGGAAAAGATCTTGGGATAGATACGTATGGTTACAGCAGATCATAGGAATATCAAGGTATCCAAGATCAGAGCTAATACTTCTGAAAAGAGCATTTAATCCTTTCGCACGTGTCATGTCCTGTTTCATTGCACCTTTTAACAAATCTTCTTTTTCCTTATTAGATGACATCATACCAATTGAATCTAATACAATTAATAATTTTGGCATTTCATATCCACCTAATTTAGCTTCTTTTAAATCATCTAATAATTGAGTGAGTGACATATTTATATCTTCAACTTTATTTGATCTGATTAATCTGAATTTTTCATTAGAGTTATCAATACCATACTTCGTGATGCCGTCTAAATCTATCGAGTTTTCCGTATCAATGTAAATAATCGAATATCCATCTTTTTGTGCCGATCTACATATTGAATATGCTATAAAGGATTTACCGCTACCACTTTCACCTAAAATTCCAAAAATTCTACCTCCTAAAATTCCACCTCCTACTAATCTAGCTGATAAAGCTGCGTCTAATAGATAATTTCCAGTACTAATAAATTTCTTTTCTTTTACTTCCTTTTCAATAACAATTGGAATTGTTTTTGCTATATTATCCAATATAGATCCTACTTTACTGAATTCAAATTTCTTGGTTTCTTTACCTGTTTGTTTTGCCATTTTTAAAAATTTATTTTTTATATAGTATATATTTGATTTAATATACCACATCAAAAAATAAATTTATGTATCAAAGTATATGTTAAATAGTGGATAGGAAGAAGATATATTTTATATATACTATATATGAAAAGAATATCTAATGAGGATTTTATAAGTAAATCAAGGAAAATATGGGGTGATAAATATGATTACTCACTTGTTGATTATAAAAATATGAAGACAAGTATTAAAATAATTTACAAGGATTGGATATTTTCACAAAAAGCAGAAGATCACATCTTAGGTAAAATGTGTGAATTGAGATGGGACACCGATAGGTTCATTTTTGAGTCCAAAAAGATACATGGTGAAGAGTATGAATATAGTAAGACCGTTTTTAAAAACATGAACACAAAGGTAGTACTTATAAAAGATGGTATTGAATATTTGCAAAATCCAAGTAAACATTTAATGGGTCGTAAACCAGAAAGAGTTAGACGACTTAGAAGTAACAGAGATTTTATAGATGATGCTAGATCAATTTGGGGTTATAAATATGATTATTCATTAGTGGATTATAAAGGATCACACATAGAAGTTTTGATTAAATATGATGATGTCATTTATAGACAGAAACCGGTTTTACATCTACTTGGATATAATTGTGAAAGAGATACTATAAAAAATCAAGACGACTTTTTAAGAAAATGTTATGATAAACACGGAGATAAATATGATTATTCATTGGTTGAATATAGTGGTAGTCAAAACAAAGTTAAAATAATATTTGAAGGTAAGGTATATGAACAAAAAGCAGGAGCTCATATACATTCTTCTGGATTGGTCGAAAGAGTAATTTTAAAAAAAACAACAAATCAATTTATAAAAGAAGCAAATGAGATACATAATTTTTTATATGACTACTCAAAGGTTAAATATGTGAATAATCAGACAAAGGTAAAAATAGTTTGTAAAATACACGGTGATTTTGAACAAGTATCATCATCACATTTGAGTGGTGCAGGTTGTTCTCATTGTAATGAATCAAAGGGTGAAAAGAAAATATCTAAATTTTTAGATATAAATCAGATTGAATATGTTAGGCAAAAAAAGTTTGATGGATGTATTGGATTGAGATATAAACTACCTTTTGATTTCTACCTACCTAAATACAGAATCGCTATAGAGTTTGATGGAATTCAACACTATGAACCAGTAGAGCTTTTCGGTGGATTAAAATCATATGAATCACTCAAAATAAACGATAAAATTAAAAATGATTATTGTGAAGATAATTACATTGATTTAATCCGTATTAGATATGACCAGATTGACCGGATATTTGATATTTTGAAAGAGAGTCTTAAAAATAAGATTTAATTATTCAAAACTCCTAAAACCTTATCTAAGTTTTCTAAATTAAATCCTTGAAGTGGAGTTCCACCTTTTTTAAGATAATCCATATATAGGTCTTGATAATCATCATATAGTACCATTTTTCCGAACATATCTGAATAAATAACATCAGTGGTTCCTAGTTTTTTCATAGGTGAGTTATCTTCTTCGCCGTAGTTAGGACCCATGTGTCCTACTAGTTCAGTTCCGGATATTGCTTCTAAGAATGATTTATAATTTTTAATCTTCATTTTTCACTGGTATTTTCTCAAAGAATTCGTCTTCAGCTTGTAATGAATATGAATCTTTTTGTATGTTATATATTATGTTATAAAGATAATTATCTTTTAGATCGATTTTCTCACCGTTCTTTAATTCCAGAATACAGATTTCATTTTCATAATCGTTATAAATTGAAATTATTTGAATTCCTACTTTACCATTTTTATCATATAGATCACAAATAACTTTTTTATTATTATTTATTAGATCGCTTATTTTTTCAAATGTTGATTGCATTGAAAGCATTTTATAATCTTTTAAATCATCATCTTTTACTTTTCCAAATTTACCAAGAAATGACTCTTCTCCATAAGTCAATTTCATTTTTTTTGAAATTTTATCAAGAATTTGATTCAATTCAACCTCTTTAAGAGATTCACGTAAATTGAAATAGGATATGAATTTTTTAAATTTCATAATCTTCATAGTATTTTTATCATTTATCATGTTTTTCATGTTTATATATTAAGATGTTAACATAATTTATATATACTTTGTAAATTAAAGTTAATTTTGATGGATAAACAGTTACTAGATGCGTTAAATAATTTATCTCTTTCTTTAGAAAAGGTTGCAGAGACACTTATTAATAAATCGGAGATGAAATCTCCTGTTGGTACATCATTGGCTTCTGGTGACTTTTCTAAGTCACTGACTAATATATCTGAGTCAATTTCTAGATTGGAAACAGACACTAAAAAAATATTAGATAATCAAAATACAATACTTAATATACTTGAGAGTAAGAAATCTGTTGAAGGTACGAAAGTCAATTCAATTAAGCCTGTTCCTAGTATTATTAAACCTACTGCTCCTTTACTTACACCAATTGATGGTGGTTCTATGAAACCAACGGTTACAACTAGTATTGTTAAGCCTGTTACTCCGGTTGGTTCTAGTCCAATTATTCCTTCGATTACTCCTGCTCCTTCGGTTACTCCAGATGGAGAAGTAAAAAAGAAGAGTATATTTGCCGGTATTTTTGATTTTTTTAAACCTAAACCAGTTGTTAACCCTGTTGAAAAACCAACGGTTACAACAAGCATTGTTAAACCGGTTACTCCGGTTGGTTCTAGTCCAATTATTCCTTCGATTACTCCTACTAAGCCTATTACACCAATTGGTTCATTGAAACCAACAGTTGCGACAAGTATCAAACCAATTAATAATGTTGATAATATGTCTAGACCTAGTGTTGAGACCGTTTCCAAAGGTGATGAGAAGAAGGGTGTATTCTCCGGAATTATAGACTTTTTTAAAACTAAACCAACAGTTACAACAAGTATTGTTAAACCTGACACCCCTTCGGTTACACCACTAGATGGTGAAGTAAAAAAGAAGGGTATATTTTCTGGTATTTTTGACTTTTTGAAACCTAAACCAGTCACCACTGTTGTAAAACCAACAGTCACTCCTAGTATTAAGCCAATCAACAATGTTGATAATATGTCTAGACCTAGTGTTGAGACTGTTTCTAAAGTAAATGAGAAGAAAGGTGTATTCTCCAGAGTTCTCGACTTTTTTAAAGCTAAACCAACAGTTACAACAAGTATTGTTAAACCTGTTACTCAGTTTGGTTCTGGTCCTTCAATTACACCTACTCCAGATGGTGAAGTAAAAAAGAAAGGTATATTTTCCGGTATTTTTGATTTTCTAAAACCTAAACCAACAGTTACAACAAGTATCAAGCCAATTAATAATGTTGATAATATGTCTAGACCTAGTGTTGAGACTGTTTCTAAAGTAAATGAGAAGAATATATTTTCTAGATTTATAGATTTTTTAAAGCCTAAACCAACAGTTACGACAAGCATTGTTAAACCGGTTACTCCGGGTGGTTCTAGTCCAATTATTCCTTCTATTACTCCTGCTAAACCTGTTGTTACACCAGTTGGATCATTGAAACCAACGGTTACAACTAGTATTAAGCCAATTAATAATGTTGATAATATGTCTAGACCTAGTGTTGAGACTGTTTCCAAAGGAGATGAGAAGAAAGGTGTATTCTCCAGGATTCTAGATTTTTTTAAACCTAGTAAGCCAACGGTTACAACAAGTATTGTTAAGCCTGTTACTCCGGTTGGTTCTAGTCCAATTATTCCTTCTATTACTCCAGACGGTGAAGTAAAAAAGAAAGGTATATTTTCCGGTATTTTTGATTTTTTTAAACCTAAACCAGTTGTTAACCCTGTTGAAAAACCAACTGTTACAACAAGTATTGTTAAACCTGTTACCCCAGTTGGTTCTGGCCCAATTATGCCATCGATTGTACCTGCTAAACCTATTACACCAGTTGGATCATTGAAACCAACAGTTTCGACAAGTATCAAGCCAATTAATAATGTTGATAATATGTCTAGACCTAGTGTTGAGACTGTTTCTAAAGTAAATGAGAAGAATATATTTTCTAGATTTATAGATTTTTTTAAAACTAAACCAACAGTCACAACAAGTATTGTTAAACCTGTTACTCCGGGTGGTTCTAGTCCAATTATTCCTTCTATTACTCCTGCTAAACCTCTTACTCCTTCGGTTACTCCAGACGGTGAAGTAAAAAAGAAGGGCATATTTTCAGGTATTTTTGATTTTTTTAAACCTAAACCAGTTGTTAACCCTGTTGAAAAACCAACAGTTACGACAAGTATTGTTAAGCCGGTTACCCCAGTTGGTTCTGGTCCAATTATTCCTTCTATTACTCCTACTAAGCCTATTACTCCAATTGGTTCATTAAAACCAACAGTTTCGACAAGTATTAAACCAATTAACAATGTTGATAATATGTCTAGACCTAGTGTTGAGACGGTTTCTAAAGGAGATGAGAAGAAAGGTGTATTTTCTAGACTTCTAGATCTTTTAAAACCTAAACCAACAGTTACAACAAGTATTGTTAAACCTGTTACTCCTTCAGTTACTACACCGGATGGTGAAGTAAAAAAGAAAGGTATATTTTCCGGTATTTTTGACTTTTTAAAACCTAAACCAGTTACTGTTCCTGATAAACCTTCTCTTCCATTAAAACCATCGGTTACAACGAGTATTGTTAAACCTGTTACTCCGGTTGTTTCTGGTCCAATTATTCCTTCACTTACTCCTACTAAACCTGTTGTTCCTAGTCTTAGTTCAATTAGACCAGCAGTCACAACAAGTATAGTTAGACCACCTACTTTTACTCCTGCTAGTCCTATCATTCCTGCTAGTCCTATCACACCAGCTAGTCCTATCGTTCCAGCTAGTTCAATTAGACCAGCAGTCACAACAAGTATAGTTAGGCCACCTACTTTTACTCCAGCTAGTCCTATCATTCCTGCTAGTCCTATCACACCAGCTAGTCCTATCACACCAGCTAGTTCAATTAGACCAGCAGTTACGACGAGTATAGTTAGACCACCTACTCCAACTGGATCTCCTATCGTTCCAGGTAGTCCTATCACACCAGCTAGTCCTATCACACCAGCTAGTCCTATTACTCCAGCTAGTTCAATTAGACCAGCAGTCACAACAAGTATAGTTAGACCACCTACTCCAACTGTATCTCCTATCGTTCCAGGTAGTCCTATTACTCCAGTTGGTCCATCCACTCCAGTTGGTTCCACTCCAGTTGGTCCAGTTAGACCAGCAGTCACGACAAGTATAGTCAGACCAACTACTCCGCCTGGATCTCCACCTGCTATGAATCCTCCTGCTAAGGGAGGTTCATGGTCTGGATTACCAGTTATTCCGGTTGCTATTGTTTCATTTGGCGATGGATCCGAATTATTGGGATCTAACTCTGCAGCTACAGTTATTGGTCGAAGAAAAGCGGCTAAAGGTCCGGCTGATATAAAGGATTCTAGATCTAAATCACCTGATGTTAAAAAATCGGCTGCGAAAGATATGTCTAGACCTAGTGTTGAGACTGTTTCTAAAGAAGGTGAAGAAAAAAAGAAGAAGGGATTATTTTCTGAAGAACAGAAGAAGGCAATAGGAGACGGTGTTAAATTGTTATTATTGATGGCAGTTGGTATAGTTGCGATTGGATTAGCATTTAAAATAGTTGGTGGTATTAATGTTGCTTCTGTACTTGCCTTGGCAGTTGCTTTACCTTTAGTTGCAATTGCTTTTGAGAAAATATCGAAGGTTAAAACTACACCAAGAGAGATGGCAATGGTTTCATTGTCTCTTGTAATAATGGCGGGTGCTATTCTTCTTACATCTTTTATACTATCTAAGGTTAAGCCAATAGGAATGGCTCAAGCTTTCTCAACAATTGTTATTGCTGGTGCTTTTGCCATCATATCTACACAGATGGGAAAACTGATTGGTGCCTTGGGTAAGATAAGTCCTGTTACTGCAGTAATTGCAGCACTTTTAATGCCTATTGTTTTAGTTGCCGTTTCATATGCTATAATGAAGTCATCAGACTTCATTCGTAATGTTAAGCCAATTGGATTTCAACAAGCTTTCTCAACAATTGTTATCGCTGCAACATTTGCTATTATCTCATTGAGTCTTGGAAAATTAATTGGTGCTTTTAAAGGAATTAGTCCAGTTGCTGCTCTGGTAGCAGCCGCTCTTATGCCAATTGTTCTCATTGGAGTTTCATATGCTATAATGAAGTCATCAGACTTCATTCGTAATGTTAAGCCTATCGGATTCCAACAGGCATTCAGTTCTATTGTTATTGCTGGAGTTTTCGCCCTGGTTGGATTTGGTCTTGGAAAAATGTTGAAAGCCTTTGATAAAATAAGTCCAATGGAGGCACTTGCCTTTGCGATCATTGGTCCTATAATACTTATAGGTATTTCATATGCGATAATGAAATCATCAGAATTCATTCGTAATGTTAAACCAGTTGGTTTTCAACAATTTTTCGCATCAGTTGTTATATCTCTTGTTTTTGTTGTACTTTCTTTTGGAATTAAACAAATTGTCAAGGCACTTGATAAAATAAGTTTGGTTGATATAACCAAAGCGGCAATATTTGCTCCAATAATACTCATTGCGATGTCATATGCAATAATGGAGTCATCTCAATTTATTCGTAATGTTAAGCCAATTGGATTACAACAATTTTTTGCATCAATAATGATTTCTATAATCTTTGTAGCTCTGTCATTTGCTGTTAAATTTATTGTGAAGAATACTAGAGGAATATCAGCTAAAGATATGGTAAAAGGTGGGTTAATTCTAGTCGCAATGGCTGTTGGTATTCTTGCAGCATCATTACTTATAAAATTAATACCGAATATATCAAATTCACAATTTGGTTCGTTTATCAAATTATCATTAGTGTTAGTTTCATTAGCGGCTGTTGCATTAGCTATAACAAAGATAACCAAAAATATTTCTCAAAAAGATATGATTAAGGCTTCTCTTGTTATAGTTGCCTTAGCAATAACGATCGCATTGACTTCTCAAATACTATCTATGGGCGATTATAGTAAATTTCCAGAAGCTATATGGACACTATCTACCGCATTTACAATTAGTGTCTTTGGATTAGTTGCGGGTGGTCTTGGATTTTTGATCAAGAAAATTGGTGTAAAGGAGTTCCTCATAGGAGCTGTTGCTATTGTCGTTTTAGGAGCCGCTATTGCACTCACTAGTCAAATATTGTCTATGGGTGATTATAGTAAATATCCTACTGTCGGTTGGTCACTAGGAGTTGGACTAACATTGGTGGCATTCGGAGTTGCTTCATTAGCAATAGGTGAGTTGATCTTGGCTACTGGTGGTTTAGCCGCTGGTGCTATGGCACTTGGTGCTTTGGCTATTCTAGGTCTTGCTGCCACTATTGTTGCCACAGATAAAATATTATCAAGTGGGTCATATACGACTTTTCCTTCCAATGACTGGATAGGTTCAGTTGCTAAAACTCTACTTCTTTTTGGTACTGCCGTTGTTACATTAGGTGCTATCTCAGCTGGTGGTGGTCTTCTTGAGGGTATAACATTCGGATTGGTTAAAAATCCTATAGATGCTGGTATAGATGCGGTGAGAAAAATATCCGGTATTATAGTTGAAACAAGTTCAATTTTAGCGGATGGTGATTATGGTAACTTTCCAACAGATCAATGGATCTCAGGAGTTGCTAAAACTCTACTTCTTTTTGGTACTGCCGTTGTGACACTAGGTGCAATTAGTTCAGGAGGTGGAGCACTTGAGGGTATTACTTTTGGATTGGTTAAAAATCCAATCAAGGCTGGAATTGATGCGATTAAGGATATTTCACAGTCAATAGTAGATGCTGATACAATTTTGAGTACTGGTTCATATACTGGTGGTCCGAAAGTTGAATGGTCAAAAGGTATTGGATTAGCACTTGGATCTTTTTCAAGTGTTTATAAAATGATGATGAGTTCTCAAATACTGAGTTTGTTTACTGGTGGAAAAGTTGGTGGAGAAACATTCACTGCTTCGATAAGAAGTATATCAGAAGCAATAAAAATAGCTGGTGATGAATTATCAAGTGGTAACTTTACAGGTGGTCCAACAGAAGCTTGGGCTAAAAGTGTAGGTATTGCAATTGGCGCTTTCTCCATAGTATATGATATGATGGAGAAATCTAAAATCATGAGCTTTTTTAGTAAAGATCTAGGTGTCACTGTCGAAGCTTTTTCATCAGCTATAGGATCTATATCTACTGGTATAGCTACTGCCGCTACTACCCTAGGAGGTGTTAAATTTGAAGGAGGTCCAAAAGAAGAATGGGCCAAAAGTGTAGGGTTAGCTATTGGTGCTTTTTCTGAAGTCTATAATATGCTTCAAAAGCAAAAAGTAATGAACCTGGGAGGGAAAATTGTTGGTAAAATAGGAAAGTTATTTGGTGGATCAGGAAAGGCTGTAGATTTAGGAGTATCAGTCACAGAGTTCAGTTCAGCTATAGAAGTTATCGCTGGTGGTTTAGCAACGGCTGCCATAAATTTGGGAGCTGCTAAGGATATTTGGAAAGGAGGTCCTAGTGAAACATGGGCGAAGGGTGTAGGTCAAGCAATAGCAGCATTCGCTCCAGTCTTCACTGCGGTTTCTGAAACAACAAGTCTTTTCGGTAGTGGTCCTCCGATTGCGGCATTTAAAGAAGCAATTGTTACGATTTCTGGCGGTATAATTGAGGCAGCTGGTGTTTTCGGAGCAGCTTCAAAGGATGCAGTTTTTGATCTTAGCAAGGTACCTAGTGCTGAGTGGGGTCAAAATGTTGGTCAGGCGATTAGTGCCTTCTCACCTGTTTTCCAATATCTTAGTGAAAATTCAGGTTGGTTTTCAGACGCGGGAGAGGCAGCTCAAAAGTTAAAATCTGCAATTAAAGATATTGCCTTAGCAATAAAGGACGCATCTACAACATTATTTGGTGGTAATTATGGATATGAGATAGATGCTAAATGGGGTAAATCTATTAGTGTGATTTACAAACAGTTTATAGATTTATTTAACAATGATGATTTGGAGACTGATGTTGATGTTATCAAGGAGAAGAATATTGCAGTTGTTGAAATTGCTAAAGGTATTAAAAGTGTATCCGACACTTTAGCAACTGGTTTATATGATACTAAATTTTTTGAATTTGATAAATCCGCAACTAAGTTGATTTCAAGTTTTTTAAGTTTATATGATAAATTATCTGATTTGGAAGACGCCAAGAAGAAATTTACCACTTTGGAAGATTTATCTATGAATATTAAACAAGTATCCATTATTCTATCAGCTGGTAAGTATGAGACTAAGTTTTTGAAATATGAAAAGGAATCAACTAGTCTAATTTCAAGTTTCGTTAAATTATTGAATAAAACATCTGATATTGAAGAACCTGTAAATAAATTTGCTACGATGTTATCTTTAGCTAATAATATTAGAGACATTTCTAATATTATATCAACTGGTAAATATGATGTTAGTATGCCGAAAGATTACATGTCAAGTTTTGAAAAGGCTATTGATAGTATTACATCTATTGTTAAAAAGGTTAGATCTATTACCAATAAGGATATGATTAAAGTATATCTATTACCAAATCAACTTCAAAAATTGTCATTTAGTTTATCAAAAATTAAATTTGCTGAGATACCAGATAATTGGATAGATTCTACTTCCAAAACATTAAGTAAATTTGCTGATCTTATAAAGATTATAGGTGGTAAGACCAACCTATCCGATAGTAAAAAAATTGAAAATTTAACAATTTCTATATTAAAGATAGATAAATTGGTAGAATTAGGTAGATATAAAGATTATCCACCAACATCCTGGATTGATAATATATCAAAGTCTATTATGAAGTATGGATCTTTGATTATGTCTGTTAATAAATCTTTCACTACAGAAGGATTATTACTAGGATCTTTTAAAATTAGTACTATTATTAAAAATATAGTAGATGTTTCTAATAAGATATCATCTGGAAAATATTCTAAATATCCAGAATTATCTTGGATAGAAGCAACTGAATTGTTAGTAAATAGATTTGGTGAATTATCAATGTCTGTTGATAAAAAATATGGTCTATCGAGTCTTAATACTGGATTATTGAAGATACTTAACATTTCAAAAACAATATCAGCTATATCAGGATATTTATCAATGGGTAAATATACATCTTTTCCGAGTCTTGATTGGGCGTCGGGTGTTCCTAAAGCATTACAGGGATTCATGAATTTGAAATTCAACAGTAGTATGATGGATTATTTATTTCCTAAAGATGAGGAGACAGAGAAAAATAAAATAGCTAAAGTAATTGACCTAATGTTATTTGTTGATTCTAGATTTAAATCAGGAAATTGGACAAAGTTTCCAACTGTTAGTTGGGCAAACGGTACTATAGTAGCTCTGTCTAAATTTGGAAATATACTCAAATTATTAGATTTCAAAAATTTAGGATCTGGTATAGGTAAGAATACTGGTATTATTTCAGCTATTGGTAATATCGATTTATTAACAAGAGCTTTTGATAGACTTGGTATAGCAATAGATAGATTTACTAAAAGTGTTGATGTTATAGATGCTAAAAAACTAGAGTCTATAAGAACTCTAACCAGTAATGTTGTTTTATTATCTATGATGGATCCAAATCAATTTGAGACTATGATGTCAAAATTAGAATCTAAATCTCAAGTATTTAATGGATTAATAAATGATTCTAAGACCAAATCATCAGCACCATCAGCACCATCATCATCTGGTAGTGTTCGTTCTACTGGTGTTGTTAGTATGGGTTCAGTAAACAGACCATCAAGTGGTACAGATGTAAGTAAAGCTGCCACTGATAATCAATCAAAAGCGACTATGGATAAATTAGTTACAATTATGGCTGATATTGCTAGTGTTGTTGGATCTAAAGGTACCTTGATGGAATATATTGAAAGTATCAAACCAAAAGAAGATAAGGGATCTTGGTTCGATTTTAGTTAAAAATTTTATTGACTGTTATTATTTAAATTTAAATAAACATTTATTTAAATAATAGATATAAGCAAGTAATGAATATTTTTAGCAAAATACGTCTTTTTTGGTCTTATAAATCTTCCCTAAGAAAAAATTATATCAGACTAACTGGTGATTTTAATATTAAAATAGATAGAGCTTCAAGATTATATACTGTTATTAATATTCCAGAAGATCTATTTGACGAACCTTATACTACAAGGAAACAAGACATTGAGACAATTTCACAAACCTATATACGTGAGTATATCAATAAGCTATCCGAGTTTTTAAATTCAATTGGTTTATCAGAGATTTATGATTTTTATGAACCTGTAAAGCGAGTTGATAAGTATTCATTTTTGGTTGTGATTGGATTTAAACCTTTTAATTCTGTTAAATATAATACTATAATTTATATGAGATTGTTGCCAATTTTAGGATTAATATCATTAATCTCATTAATAATTTTACTAATTAAAATAATATAAATAAATACATATGAGTAAATTTTATGAAGTGTCACAAGACACAAAGGATGTTTTTTTAAAGGTTTTTAATAAAAAAAGCTTTCCATTAGCCATTAATTTTCAGTTTGTTGGTTGTGAGAATCAAAAGTCGTTGATTAAAATTTCTAAATTATCAGACCAATATATTTTCCTCCTTAATAAGGAATTAATTGTTCAGGTTAATGAAGATTTGATGTCAGTTTTTGAGGATGAATCTATTACAATTCTTATTGAACAAGAGATTGATAAAATATCCATTGATACACAATCTGGAAAAATTAAAATGATTAAGCCGGATTTAACAACTTTTTCATCATTAATTACTAAATATGGAGTAGATAAAGTTGCTAGAGCTAATCAAGTTGAAGAACTTTATCAACAACAAGTAAAAGACGGAAAAGAAGAATTTATAGCATAAAATTATGGAAAATACACTAACACTAAATTATTATAACGCTTTAAAAAAGCGTTATGAAGCACAAATTGAAGAAGCTAAAGCAAACTTAGCATTATACTTTTCTTCAAAAAATATGGCTGCTATTGGAGAACACTCAGATTTATTAGCAGAACATGATAGATGGATCGAGGTTTTAGCTAATGCAACGGATAAACTAACCACACTTGAATCCATATTCGACTCAGAAAAAATGAGAATAAAAATTTAATTAAAAGATGTCAGAAAAATTAGAAGTAAACACAGTTAAACCTGAAATCTCATTTTCAATCGAAGGAGTTGATGTGAGAATTTTAGATGTTGATTCCGAGATAAGATTGGATAGTAATATAGATTCTATCAGAAACTTCATGTCGAACACAAATGGTGTAGGTAAAACAGATGAACAAAAAGATATGGATTACGCTAACGCTCAAGTTATGTGGAAATCTTACCAACAGGATCTAAGAGTTGTTAAATTCAATTTTAATTTAGATAGATCACAATATACATTACTAACAGATATTCTTTTAAAGAAATTGGAGTATGGTGTGGATAATATCTTTATAGCAATTGAACTTACAGAACTATTAGCATCAATGCACGGTACTAAGTATAATGATGATAGTCAAATTAAGTCATTCGCTTGTAATGCGACTGAAATAACATATATTTATCATTTAATTCAAACTTATAAAGTTAAGGGTATTACTAAGGAAACTTATACTTTTTCAAAAATTCTATTAAGAATTGGAGAGATATCTAAATTAGTAAGTTACTATGATGCTAATGCTAAGAATCTAACAAAAGATATTGCTGAGTGGGCTCTTACATTAGATGGTAATGGTGATATATTAGACGAGGTTGATGAAAAAATTACAATGTAATAAAAACCCACTCAAATGAGTGGGTTTTTTTATTTATCTAAATATTGATATACATATTTTCTAAATCTATTTTGAACCTCAGGGTCCATCTTACTATAAACATCTTGAACCCAAGAAGCTTTTCTACCAGTTTTTAATAAATCCACTATCCTATCATCACTTAATCCTCTTTTACGACATTGTGTGATGAAAGAATCAGCATAAGCCATAATCTCATCAGTGGAACTAAAATACTTTTTCATCTGTAATGGTGAATTTTCCAAATTACGAATTTGAATATTTGGTCTTTTTTCAGCTTGTTGTTTGTGTATAGATTCATGTCTTAATATTTCTTCTAATAGGTCTAATAAATTGTTTTTAATTGGCCCATTTAATGTTTCTATGAATTTATCTTCAACTACACAGATATACATTTTATTAGTATAAACATTATGAGCTGCAAATCTTAACCCAGGTATAATATGTGGCATATTTACGGGTACTAATTCAATTTCTTTATCTGTTTGTAACTTGGATTTAAAGTAGTCAATATCTATAAATTCAACATCTAAATCATTAAACATAACTTTTAATTCATACATTGTAATACTTCTCATATTTTTAATATTACTGATTATCTCACTAAAGTCATATGGTTCTATTACCGCCTCATTAAATGATTTAAAGTTTAATATATGATTAAAAGATTCTTTTATTTTAGTAGGTAATTCTTTAAAAGGAACATTTTTAGTCCATTCTTTATCAAATGTCCACTTCATACTCTTCGGCGCATTCTTTTTAGATTTATATTTATTTCTCATAGCCCAAATATATTTGAATTGTTGTTTAGATTTTGCTGGCATTTAGTAATTACTTTTTAATATATATTAAGTATGAAATACATATTTGATTTTTATAAATTTAATGAGGAGATAAATCCAAGAGACATATCTTTTATTGAATCAAAATTCGATAACTATTTTACAATAGCATTTGAATTTGAGGTAGAAACAGACGATACTAGTAATTATCAACATGATTTTGCTGAAATTGATGAGGATGTAATAGATGATACTTTCAAGGATGTTAAGAAGGAATTAAATCTAACAAGAAGAAGTGATGTTATATTTTTAAAAAGTCTATTAGATTCTATTTTAGAATTGATTGATGTAGATGGTTTAGATGAGATGAGTTTTAATTCGGTATTTGAATTATCAAATCCTGATGATGTTCAGATTATGATATCTGAATTTACTAAATCAATTTTATTAAGTCAGATAATATCTAACGACTTTGAGTATCTAAGCGAGATGGTTAGAGCACATTTAAAGCCTTTTTTAGATAAATGGGGAGATGATGTTGATCTTATCGCAGATGTTACCTTAGATAGAGGTATAGAAATAAAGCCTAAAACATATGTAGTTGGAATTTCAAAGGGAATAGAAATGATAGAGGATTTTTACTCAGCTCTTTCTGCTCAATCATATTGGAAATTTGCTCCTACAACTGGATTACATATAAATATAGGCACAACTGAGGAAGTTAATTGGAATCCACTTAAAGGATTACTTATTATGGATGATTTTAATAAAAATGGAGAGAGAGTTCCTTTGGTTTTTAAGGATATGACTTGGAGACAAAATAATAAATTTTGTGGATCTCTTTTAGAATCTATCTATAAAATGGATAGTGTTAAGAGATTAGATCTAAAGAATAAATTTAATATTGATAATATTCAAAAAACTGAGAGTGATATTAACTATTTATTAACCAATAAGGTTAAAGAAGATGGATTGAAAAATTTTGGATTTAATATAACAAGAATTGATAAAAAATATGTTGAATTTAGATATGCTGGTGGTGATATATCACAAGAATCATTAATTGATAAATTAAAGTATTTCAGTTTCTTAGTTTATTGTATGACTAATGTTGAATACAAACGCCGTGAATATTTAAAGAAGTTATATAAATTTATAGATTCATTATAATTTTATCCAATTATATTCTGGATATTTTTGAATTATTTTATCCCAAAATCCTCCACTAACATCTTGATCTATCCATATTTTATAACTATTTGGTAGGATTTCAAATACTTCAATTATTTCTTGCATAAGATTTTTATCACTGGTTGAATTTACTATCGATTTAATAACCACTCCATCTTCTTTTACTTGTAATAATAAAGCTTTAACAGGATTTTTCGAATCTATTCTAACTATTGGTCTTCCGGATTTACTAATTAATGTTGATGCGTATATTTTATTTGTTATTACTTTAACATATGGAAATATATTTGATATTCCATTCTCTAGAGATGATATTACATCGTAAGAATTGTATTCGAGTATGTTTCTCATTTTATTGGGCAATGATTTGCTGACCAGATATATCTGTGGTCTCTTTTAATATTTAAACCTATTTTTTCAGCCAATGTGAAGACATCTTCTAAACATTCTGAGTCAGAACCACCTACTATTTTGATGTTTTTACCCTTTAAACTATTTAGTAATTCATAAAGTTTTTTAGGACAGTGAAACCAAACGTGTTTGTTTCCAATATATGTTATAACGGTTCCCTCTTTTGTTGGAAATATATCACCTTTTTTTAATGATTTAGATTCTTCCATATCACTTATCTTGTCATAAACTTCTTTGTCTAATATTTTCTTATAGAAATCAGCATCTACATCATAGTTATATCTTTTTTCTATGATATCTTTTTGATTTGGAAAATGATATAAGTCATCATGTATAGGAATTTCCGGTTCATCATCATATAGATAGTCCTTATCTACATTTTTACCGTCTATGTGATTGTCCCATATTTGATATACTTCATTAAAGTTATTACAATACTTAGTTAACTGATTTATATACATCTCAGTAAAGAATTTCTTAAATGATTTCTGGACGTCAATGATTATTAATATATCGGACTGTTCGTAATTTTCAAATGTCTTAATGAATCTCATATACTATATATAAATAAAAAAATATCATAAAATATTGAGCTTGAGCTTGTCCTTTTTATATATACAATAAAACAAATTTATTTATGGAATATAAAAAGTGCACTCAATGTGGAATTGAAAAAGAGATATCGAGCTTTTCAAGAAGAAAAAATTCTTACAGAAGTTGTTGTAAAGAGTGTGCAAAGAAATATGATAGAGAATATCAAAAAACGGATAAAAGAATATCATATCTTGAGAAATTGAAGACCGATGAGAAAAGAATAGATTACAAGAAAAATCACAGAAAAGGATATGAAAATAGTGAAAAGAGGAGAGAGTATGAGAATTCAGAAAAGTATAAGGACTATAAACGAACATATAATAGAAGCTATATCAAAAATAGAAAGCAAATCGATCCTCTTTTTAAATTATCAATTTCAATCAGAAATAGGATACGTGAAAGTCTAAACCAACTAGGATTTAATAAGTGTTCAAAGACAAGAGAAATTATAGGATGTGAAATTCATGAATTTAAAATTCACTTGGAGTCATTATTCCTTGATGGAATGTCTTGGGAAAACTATGGAAAAGACATGAGTGGTTGGCAGTTGGATCATATTGTTCCAGTTTCAAGTGCCAAAAATTGTGACGACTTGATTAAACTTAATCACTATACAAATTTCCAACCACTTTGGGCTTTGGATAACCTTAAAAAATCAAATAAGATTTAAATCGGAAGTTCTTCTTCGCCAGTTTCTTCTTCTTCTTGACCCTCTTCTTTTTCTTCATCTTCATCACCAACCTCTTCATATTCTCCTTCACCTTGCGGCTGTGCTTCTACTTGAACTTGAGGTTGAGATTGTCCTTGAGGTTGTGCCTGTGCTTGCGGCTGTGCTTGCGGCTGTGCTTGAGGCTGTGCTTGCGGCTGTGCTTGCGGCTGTGCTTGCGGCTGTGCTTGCGGCTCTACTTGAACCTGAGGTTGAGATTGTCCTTGAGCCTGTGTTTGTGCCTCTCCACCAACTAAAGAAGTTGCTGGTATAGTATCTATTGTTAGTCCTGCCATTACGACGTTTTTAACCAATTCTTCAGCTATATCCATGTCTCCGTAAAATTGACGAACGTTTTTACCTAACTCATCTTTTGCTTTCTTCACATAAGAATTAACTAGTGATTGTGGAACATCTACCAAAACTCTTACTTTGTAGATATCATTAACTTGTAGAACTGACTCATTAACGGGATTTTTTACTTCACCGGATGATTTTCTCAAGTTTCTGTGTTTTTCAAATTTTCTTAGATGCTTCATCTTAACAAAAATATTTTTTATTAGTTATATATTATAGTTTAAAACTCACTTTTTACAATTTAAGTAATAAAAACACCGCGGCTGCTGCTAATATTACATTACCACCGGTGCTGACCCATTTTTTAAACTTTTCCTTTCTTAAATCAGACTTTAGAAGAGATATTTCATCATCTTTTTTACCTATTTGTACATCACATAGTGATTTATTACTCTCCGAGTTTGATAATTGAGTTTTTAGATTTGATATTAAATCATCTTTTTCTAGACTTTGATTTCTTAAATCTGATAAATTTAATTCTAACAATGCAATTTTTTCATTACATTTATTAATTACTCCGGCATAACTGGTCTCAATATTATCACAGTCAATTTGAAGTTGTTTGAATAAATCTAATAGTTGAGAGTTATTATCAAGCTTTTGAACTTGTTCAATTGATAGTAAAATACCGATGGTATCACCACCTTCAATGAAATATTGAGGTAGATCACGATTTTGTGAGAATGATAAAGTAGGTATTATCAAGATTAGTATAGTCAATAGTATATTTTTCATAATTATTTTGTTTTTTCTTTTATCGAGTTTAATAATTCGTTACCTTTTCTTTTTATAGGATTTTTTTGAAGTTTTTCAATTTCCTTTTTGGTTTTTTCTAACTGTTCTTTATTCTTTTTTAATTTACCAAGTGCATAGTTTAATTCAACTTGCTTAGTATTTAATAGAGTTTGTACTGAATCTATACTTGATTGATATTTTTGTATTCTTTTTTGAATATTCTTTTCTTCACCTTTTAGTCTAATATTTTCGATAGTGAGTCTGTTTCTTTCTTTTTGTATCTCTTTACTCTCTTGCTCAATTCTCTTTATTTCTCTTTTACTAGAATTTGATGTATTTATATAACTTATGAACATGAATATACATAGAGATGCCATAATAATTAGAGTTATGTCTTTAAAACTAAAATAGTGAAAAAATTTATTTAACATTTGTTTGTATTATTTTTTTTGATATATTTGTATATAATATATATATATATATCTTAATAAATTATCTCTTTGATGAAAAAAGTAGTATCATTTGATTTTGATGGCACGATGTGTTATACTCCCGAACCAGAATCTGGTAAGGTGGTATTTAAAAATAAGACGGGTGGTGAATGGCCATATCCAGGTTGGTGGGGTAGAGGAGAATCACTTGATTTGGATGTTTTTCAAATTCCACTAAATACAGAAGTTTATACTGATTATTTAGAACATCTATCAGACAAAGACTCGTATGTTGTTTTAGCAACTGGTCGTTTAAATAAATTGAAAAAGGATGTTCAGAAGGTATTGGATTTATATGAGTTAGAGTTTGATGAAGTACATTGTAATCCAGGTATGGATACTTTTTTATTTAAAAAACGACTTTTTGAGAATCTTATAAAGGTACACAAACCAAATTCATTCGTTATGTATGATGATAGACAAGAACATTTGGATAAATTTGGAGATTGGGCAACAACACAAAATTGTCAAATTATCATCATTGATGTAGTAAACAAAACACAAAAAATATATAATAATTAATCCTAATTATATCTAGGGAGTTTGACTTAGTTAATATATAACTTATGTCAAAAAGAAAAACAAGATATGAGTGGCAAATTGAGAGTGACTTGAAATATAATTCCGAATTTGAAATATTGGAAGATCCACAGAGTGGTCAACATATTGTGAAAGTTCTTCATAAGAAATGTGAAAAAGTTCTACAAATAAGATTGAATAACCACCTCAAAAGATACTGTGTCTATTGTAACAATAAGAAAAAGAAGACAAAACAAGAGTGGCAAAAATTAAGTGATGATACTCACAATTATGAATTTGAAATTTTAAATGAACCAAAAAATAGTAAACATAAAGTACAGGTTATCCACAAGAAATGTGGACTTATCTTGGAAATGACAATGAATAACCATATTAACCATAAAAATGCTTGTAAATCCTGTTCCAAATATTCTCATAAATCACATCAGTATTGGATTTATAGATGTAAAGAAATTTGGTGCGACGATTATACAATATTAGAAGAGGTGAGTAATTGTAATTCTAAAGTGTCCATCAGACATAACATCTGTAAAAGAATACATCTTAAGTCTATGAATTCCTTCATACATGGTCAGAGAGGTTGTCCTTATTGTTCCAATACTGATCTAAAGTACGCTGAAAATTATATTCTAAAATATCTTGATGAAAAAAATATAAAATATATTCGTGAAAAAACTTTTGAAGGCTTAGTAAACCCAAAAACGAATAGAAAATTAAGATTTGATTTCTATCTTCCGGAAAAAAATCTGATAATCGAAGTTCATGGTGTGCAACATTATAAGTCTATTGAATGTTGGGGAGGAGATAAGGTCTATTACAATCAAATATATAGAGATAATATTAAGAAAAACTTTCTTGAAAAAAATAATATAAACTTACTAATATTAAATAATAAAAAATTAACACAAATAAAATCTATTTTATGAACACAATTACAAAAAAGAAAACAAAATCAGAAGTTGAACATATTTTGTCTCAACCCTGGAGGTTAATTTTATCAGATGATGATTACAATTCATTCGATTGGGTAATAACTTGTCTAGTTAAAATATGTGGACATGAATTCGAGCAAGCGAACCAATGCGCTCATATTGTTCACTTTAAAGGCGAGTGTGATGTTAAGTATGGGGATCTTGAGACAATCTCAACTATGAAAGATAAGCTAAGAGATGCCGGATTATCGGTTACAATGGAAGCTAACTAACAAAAAAGTCCTCTTATGAGGACTTTTTTGTTTCAGATTGTCTTATAGTTTCCTTAATCTTTAAGAGATCTTCTCTCGTTAATCTTTCAATTTTATGTTTTACCTCAAATCTTAAATTCTCTTCTTCTACTTTATTTACTCTATCTAGTTTAGATTTTAGATCTTCAGTACTGCTCACAGTGATGTCCCGATCTTGATTAAGATTTGATAATTTTATTAATTTTCTAATATCACTTACTGTATATACTTCTTCTGTTAAATCATTTAATGGAACTACATCAGTGTATTTGATAATTAGATCATTGAATTCGGTCCTTTCATCCTCTGTGAATTTATTTACAATAGATGCTATCTTCCAGTCAATTTTTCCTTTATTTTTCCTTATAAAATCTATTGGTAGTGGATTCGCACTTATAAGATTCCATAGATTGTTCTTTTCAATAATTGATTCAAATTTTTCAATATTTTCAATTTTATCAGAAGATGATAGGTATAATATCATTCTACTCCAATTTATATAACTTTCATATTCATTGATAAATTCTTCTGTTAAACCAGAATATGTGATCATATTTAATTCGGAAATATCATCAAGATTAAAATACTCACTAATTAGAGCAGCTTTTATAAAATCTTCTGAAAGATTCATTATTGATATGACTAACGATTTATCAATACCATTAAATTCAGAGTCACCAGTACCCCATTTTAGTATAAAATCCTCAGGAACTTCGTAGTTTGTTAAAACTTCCATTAGACCATCCTTATTAATTAGATCTAATAGTTGATATTCGGTCAATTTGACCAATTCTATATCTTTACTCTCTTCAACGTTTTGTATTATTTCTATTTTTTTCATAAAAAGTTATTATTTTTGAATGGATTATCTATATTTTTTTGTATTATATCACTCTTATATTTATATTGTATTTTATTTTTCCTCCTAATTTCTAAAAGTTGTGAGTAATTAACAGGTTCAACATATTCCAATGTATTTATTGTATCATTTATATAGTTAAATAGAGATTTGTCTATAATTGTTTCAGCATATTCTTCTACTATTTGTTTGAAATCATTTTTTTGAAAAATAGCACACATATCTACAATCGTCATAACTGTATCATCATGTGATGATCCATCTGCAGCATATCTAGTATTTCCGGCATTTGTTGTGTGTTTTATAAAAGTTGTTATCTCATTAATATTGACCTCATTTGTTATTATAATTGACTGGTCTTCCATCTTATCTTGATACTCTTTAACTAGTAGGTTTTTATTCTCACCGACTTTAAGTCCTATTTTTTCTTCTGTAGCATCTGCTCTGTGTTTGAATCTAAAGAATATAGATGAACCATAATCATTCCGACCATCAAATACTTGAGGTAAATGAGCTAGTAGTTCATTTCCATATGCGTTAATCTCAAGTACAATCTTCACATTATCTGGATTAAAGTATTCAAATGCTAGTATGTATAGTACTTCTGATAGTTGTTGTACAGATACTAGATTATTTCTATACATCCCTATTTGTTCCAATCTGAAGAAATCGACAATAGATTTATATTTATGTTTTTGTTGTTCAATTAGTTCTTTAGATTTTACATCAATTTTAAATATGTTAATTATTGAGTAGTCTTGACCTAATCCTTCAGCAACATCAACTGATATAATAATTTTTTGAGTTTTTCTTTGAATCGGTAGATATACTTCATCATCTTTTATCCATTTTAAGTCTTGATATGAGAATTTAAGTTTTTCAAACTCGTCTAGAGGTTCCCATTCATATGTCTTTTTATTTTTTGTCATTTTATCAATCAACGTTTCGCTTAGAAGACTTCTTGATGAGTTTATAAATCTCAAATCATATTCCTGATTAAATGCTTCTTCGCCTCCTATGTCCTTGATAGTTTCTTTTTTCCAAGTGGTTATATCTGCGAATTCTAATAATCTAATTCCATTAAAGCTTTCTGATAAAATATTTTCCTCAGTGCAATCACTATTATTTAAGGTCGTTATTACCCACTTTTTTAATTCGTTATTATATTTTAGAGAATGTTCATTTTTTGGATATTTTTCAATTAAGTAATTAAGTAATTCATCTCTGTTTATTTCATATTCTTCTACTTTTTTAGGATTTAATCTAATATAAGTAGAGAACCTCTTCGGAACTTGCCACCAATAAACTCTTTTGGCACAATATGATGATTTCTCATCTTCTGGTTTTTCAGCATCACTTAATAACCTATGAAATAGATTAAATCCATTAGGTGTTGATGTTATAATAATTTTAGAATTTTCTATGTTTGATACGGTTGGAAATACCGATTTGTAAAATTTATCTGCAATATTATCTGGTAGATAAGCAAACTCATCTAAATATAAAAAGTCAGCAGTTTGACCTATTGATGATGTCTTTGTTGTTGCGAATCCTTTAATTCTGCTCTTATTATCAAAAACCATAAATTTTTGGTTCCAGTTTATTATTCCTTGTTGAAGGAAAAATGGAAGTCTTTGATATATTTCTCTTATTTTATCTAATACTTCAACCGCTGTGTCTAATTTATTAGCTGTTACTAATACATTTTTATTATTATTAAAAAGAACATAGTGTAACATCATTATTGATGAACAAATTGTTTTACCAATCTGTCTACTAGCCATTAGTATATTAAATCTATTATTAAAGAAGTTATCTAATATTTCATTTTGATAATCTCTTAGTGGTATTATTATTGGTTGTCCTTCTTCTCCTTTGATGTAACAGTATGTTCTAGCGAAATAATGAATATCTAGTGCGCATTTAATATATTCTTCCTGTTCATCATTGGACATTTTAAAAGTTAGACCAGATGATCTTAGACCTATAACATTTTCGAAAAATGGATTCTCTACTCTTTTTAGTAAAAATCCATTACTCAGTTTATCAGTCGCTTCCTCAACCATTTTAGTTGTCCAAATTATTTGTCTTGACATGATGTTTAATTTTTTTGAAAATTTAGATGTGTGGTAATTTTTAGTATATATACATTAATTATGGGTACAATGTCAAAATCACAGAAAGAACACAATAGAATAAATGACGAATTCGATATAATTCAAGAGGAAAATAGAGACTTCGATATAGCAAATCATCTAGCAAAACTTGATGATCTACCAGATCTTGGTCAAATAGAACTTTATGACTACGATTCTGATCTAACAGTAGTCGCTCAAAAAGGTATGGAGGTTATAGAATCACTTGTTGATCTTTATTTGGGAGATTTTGGTGATCTAAAAAGTCATCCTTATATAAAGAACAAACTACGCGAGGACGCAATTGTTTATGCAGAAACACTTTTCCTATCTAAGATGACTAGGAAGAATTTCTTAACTCAGATGCGTCAGGTAGATAATGGTGATAATTCTGCTAGAATGCATGAGGTTATTAACCAAACAATACGTGAAATAAGAGAGAATTCTAAATTCTCATCTTCTCAAAGAACTGAATTAGAACAATATTATAAGAAGTTTAGAGATGATTTAACTGAGGTTGCTGCTACAATGAAGTCATCAGATACATCCAAAGATGATCCTGATGGTACTATTGTAGATAGTAAGAAGTTAAATGATTTGATTAGTGAGGCTATGAAGAAGAAGAAGAATTAATACTATTTATTTTTAAATCCTTCAAAGCTCTTAATTATATTGGAATATTCTAACTGAGCATTATATTCTTTAAATTTAAACGACTTATTGTGAGTATATTCTTTTATTAGAAGAAAATTATCATCATTTTTTATCTTATCTTTTACTATAATTTTAATATTATTGTCTGTTTTTAGAAGTAATTTTTCTAAAACTGAGTTAATATATCTACACATTTGTATAGACTTCAAATCATCATCATAGAATGTGATTTGATTGTAGTTATCAATCTCTTCATTTGTGAATATATCACCATCTGTCTTTAATCCTAATAAGTGTTGTATAAGTAATTTAGATTTTAGATAAGCAATTCTATCTTCATCTTTATTATAGAATGTTTCAGAGATATAGTAATATTTTTTAACTTTTAATCCTATTTCTTCTAATTTCTCTTCTAGTTTTGATATTTGTTTTTCAAAATTAGATTTTTTGTTTTTAGAACAGATAATATAGATATCATCATTTGTATTGATAATCGGTCTAAATAACGATATGTCTACATCAAATTTTATATTTTCAGTCACATCTGGATTAAGAAACTCTTGCATAGATATTCCTAAATTAGAAATATCAAATTTATTTCTTTTGGATTTTATTTTTAATTTATTCATAAAATCATTAGATAACCAGAAGTCTTTACCGTTGAAACTAATTTTATTATTCTGAGATCTTAAAATACCAGACTTGAAAAGGTCAAAATCAGAAGTTTCCATTTTCATTATTGGTATATTTGGATTAGACTTATCTATTATCCAAGGTTTTGAGTCAGTATTTAGTACGATATCTATATCAATGAAATGTGCGTTCATATGTGTATATATAAAAAAACCCATCTGATTAAATAGATGGGTTTTATTTTTTTAAGCTATTTCATTTTCTAAAGCAAATTCATATAGAGTCATTAAATTCAGATGTTTTATAAATTCAATCCTTATATCATTTAAAGTTTTAGATTTCTTTAATATGTTTATTATTTTTATTCCAAATTCTTCTTGAAACATAAGTGAAGCCTCGAACCAAGTTTTTTTATAGTTATTCATTTCTCTCCATTCGTAATCACCGCCTGATAACCAGTAAAGTGATTTATCTGGAGAAATATTATAATAGTTTATATCGCTTACTTCTATTTTCCAAAACTGATCATTTTCATCATATTTTTTAGATTTCATAAGTAATACTACTCCTTCAGCTAAGTCATTTGTAGTTTTTGATCCAATTTCAAAGAAATATTCCTCTTTGTTATGTCCTATCTTAACTAATTGATCAAACCATACATTGTATTCAATCATCTCAGCTACTCTCTTCTTTTTCATAAAAAAAAATTAATTTTTATATCAATTATTGATTACTTCTAATTCCGCTTTCCCATTTGCCTCTAAATATTCCATTTTCAAAAATTCCATTAATCCAAACTCCATTAAAAATACCATCTTTAAAAATTCCATAATGCCACTTTCCATTGTAAAATGTTCCATTATGCCAAATAAGTGTGTTTTTGGTTATTTCGAGAACCGCGTTCTCAATCTCTGAATCAACTACCCAATAAAATCCATTTGATTCTAAAGCAGAGTCAATTTTGCTTTGTGATGTTAATACTTTCCCATCAATTTTTAACTCTTTGTATCTCATAAAAAAATATTCAATCTTGATTTATATATTCATGAATTTTTATGGTAAAAAAGTAAAATAGGTTTTTAATAAAAAAACCGAAGACTTATCTTCGGTTTATTTTTATAAATTATCAAGAAAATCTTTTTCTCTTTTTGTTAGTGAATTAACACCAAATTTTGAGATTTTTTCCAAAATAGGATCTAATTCGAGAACTTCTTCAACTTTGGTTTTAACCTTAACTTCGTCTTGAACCTCAACTTCTGGAACTGATTCAGAATTTTCTACACTCTTAGCAATTTTATTTAGCTCTTTGCGCATCTTATAGAAATCTAATGGTTTAATTTCAGATAATTTTTTTAGTTCTCTTCTAGAAAGAGGAATAGTTGTTGATACTCCTTTGTACCAATCACCATCGATTTTACTTTCATATCCTTTTTTTGCTTCATAAGCAATTGCTTCTCCACCATTCGGAATGAAGTAAATTTTATTTATTCCTATTTTTTTATTCTTGATGAATACAGAGTTACCAATGCCAAAAAATTCTTCTATCATTGCTAATGATTCGTCATTGTATGAGCGAAGATCAATACAAACAATTTCATTCCAGTTTAGATTTTCCATATGTCTATCGTATTTTGTTATACAAATATAACAATTAAATTTTAAAAAACAAAAAAATGTGAAATATTTTTTTTTATATATAACAAAACTAAAGTTTTTTATGAGCAAAATATTACGCAGAGATCAATTTCTGAAAAAAAATATTACAAACGAAGCAATTACTAATGATATCCCTTGGGGAGATTCACTTATTGGTAGACTTATAAATTCAATTGCTAGAAAGGCAGGAATAGCTATCAAAGCTAAAAGAATAGATAAGGTGATTAGTGGTCTTAGAACAGAGTTCGATAGACTAATTGAAGAGGGAAAAGCTGATATAGATCAATCTAGAATAGTGAAGTTGAAACTATGGACTTTTTTCTCTACTCTAAAAAAACAAGTAGAGGACGAAGAGGAAGTATCTACTATATTAAATACTACTAAAAGGTTAAGAGAGGAAGTAGATTCAATATCTGAACTAGAGGACAAAGATAATATTTTAGAAGCTATTGATTCATTCATTGAATTCTTGGAAGAATTAGAAGATTCTGAGGAAGAAGGTGAGGGTGAAGGCGAGGGTGAAGGAGAAGGTGAAGGCGAGGGTGAAGGAGAAGGTGAAGGCGGTGAAGAAGGAGACGGGAAAAATTTATATCCGTTGATGATTAAAAATTTGAAATCACTTGGATCATTACTAAGTCAATATAAGACTAATGGTGGAAATTCAGGTCGTGGAGTTTCAGTTAATACGGAAGCTATAGATAAAATAGTCTATATTACTAAAGCAAATGATACGGTTGCTAAGATCGTAGCCAGTCCTGAAAATAAATTAAAATGGGATTCTGCTAAAATTTGGGCTAAAAATCCAAAGCCTCTAAAAGACCAACAAGAATCTTTTAATAAAGATCCTAAAATAGCACCAAAAGGTAATAAAGATAATATGTCACTTAAGGCAGGATTAAAAATAAGTTTAGGTTCCTATAAAACTGAAAAAGGTAAGTTGGTTGAAGTTAATGAAAGTCTTTTTTTAAGTGAGGCAACACTTGGTGTTGGTGGTGGAGAAAATAGAGGTGTGATAAAATCTGGTGGTGCGAAAGGTGAGGTGAAGTCCGGTGAATCACACCTTGAACAAGCATTTTCTAAGTTAAAGAAAGACATAGATGTTCTTATATCTTCTAAAGAAAAGGGTATTGGTGTTGATAGTGTTTTCATTAATAATATTACTAAATCGGCTTTAGATTCTAAAAACAAAGAAACTATTTATAAACTTTATCGTGAAATAAAAAGATATCTTGATGGTGATAAAAAATTAACTATACAAGAAAGAGATGCTCTTTATAAAGAAAGTATTGAGATTTTATCTGATGATAAGAAAATTGTAGTTGTTGCTGAAAAAATTGCAAGATTTTGTAAAAGAGCATTCCAATTTGAGGGAGAGAATTTATATGGTGGAATGGGCGATTTAGGACGACCACTTGAAGAATTTAATAAAACAATGAAGGAAGTTATGGGTTCTATAGGTAGTAATCCAGTTAAAAAAAAGAAACCAACCGAAACGACTAGTACAGAGAAAAATCTTGACTCATCCAAAGAAAAAGAAGAAAAAGAGCCAGAAAAACAAAACGACTCATTTATTTTTAGATATGGATCTTTTGTGAACTCACTACTTGAGAAAAATAACAATTCAGAAGAAATAAAAACTAAATTTGAAGAATTTTTTACAGCGGAGATACAAGAAAAAATATCTTTTACAGATGAGGAGATTGAAGAACTTAAAAAGACAAAAGAACGACCAGGTGGTAAAATACTTATACAAAATGCTGCTGATCCAATAATGAGTATTATTCGACTGTTTAGTCGAGCTTATAGACTACACACACCGGGTGCTATTCCTTCAGGAAGAACTGATGGTAAAGTATCAGTATCCGTTTATAATGAATATGAATATATGGGATCAGGATCTGGTGGAAGTCCTACTCAACCAGGAGGAGGGCCATATAGAAATATTAAAATATTTGATAAATGGAAAGAAGGAGTTGATTCAATTTTAGCCGATACCAAATATAAACCTATTTTCTCAGAAAATACAACACTTTCCTTTCAAAATACTGAAGGTGGTAAAGTTAAAGCTGGTGATACGGTTAAAGCACCAGGTAAAATGTTATTAAGATTTATTAATAAGTTAAATGATGATAACAGTATGTATTCTGGTGGTAGTGGTTCTTATGGTGGTGATAAAGGAAGTGCGATGTATAAATTCTATGAGGAATACTTTGGATTAGCTCCTAAATCAGACAAGCCTGAAACACAGGGTTTTATTGACCTAAATGAGATTGCTCCAATAGCTGATGGAATAAAGCAAGTCAAAACTAAATGGGTTAAATTAAGTGCATCAGGATTAAAAGGAGAAGACCTATTCGAAATTATTAAGAGAGATAAAGAGGAGACTAAGGGATTATCTTTTAGATTTAAGGTTATTGATAAGGATAATAAAGAGGTTACTTATTATGCATGTGTTCATGAGTTTATTGCTGATAAAAAAATGGGTAATATGTTTTTCTCTCGAATAGGATATGCTTTTGATATGGCTAAAGTTCTATTGCCTGATGGTAATAAGACACCAACATCCACTGTTAATTATGGAAGGATAGTCGGTAAATTAAAAGTTAATGATAAATGTAATATCAACTATATATCATTGGAGGATGCTGGAAATCAAAATAATCCTGCTAAAAAAATTGAATATCCTGTTAAAAGTATAGAAGTTTTGATGAGTGCTGGTGAAAATCCAGATGAGAATAAACCCTATAAAGATTTTAAACCTGTATTAAGAGGTAAATTTGAGCCTTTAAATTCAAAATTACCAAATGCTGTAATTATACTAAAAAATAGTAGATTGTAATGAAGATACAACGATATAGTAGTTTTATTTCTGAGAGCGATCTTACAAGAGGACTCAAAAGACTTTTTATGGGTCCTGAGCATAAAGAATTAGGCAAGGATATTGTCGCAAAAGTTGAGAAATTTCTAAAGGGAGATTCAGATCCTAAAGTTGAAATGATAGGTAAGATAAATAGATATAATTTAGCAGACTATGGAGATTTCAAAATGACTATTTCTCTTAAAATAGATGGGGAAATCTTTGTAATTGAAGTTATTAAAAAACCTACTTGGAAGTTGGTTGTTAATAATGTTACATATGATGTATATTCCGGAACTTGTAGAAATCTTTGGTATCTTCTAGATGAATATGAAAGAAAGAGTAAGTTTAAAGTAGATAAAATCTCTAAATTCTTTAAATAGATTTAATTTTTATAAATTTTTTAATATATACGGTATGAAGTTTATAAAGGAATGGAGAGTTTTTGAGGCAGAAGAAGAGATAACAAGTGATGATATATCACCGGTTGAACCTAATCCGGATCTTGATAAAGCAACAGCACAGACACATAAAGATACATTGTCAAAAATTCAAAAATCACTTCAAGATTTTAGACAAAAACGACAGATGGTAGATGATATTTTTAAGAAGAATCTTAATGACGTTGATTTAAGAAAGGAACTCATGGATTCAGTTTATAAGAACAATAAACAAGACCAAGGAAGAAATAGATATATTCAAGAATATGAGAATATATTAAGACTAACTAGAAGAGTTAGAAAAACAAAGAAAAGTATTTCTGATGATAAGTCTCGTAAAATAGATATACAACAGAATATATATAATCTCAAAGATGACCTATTAGAAGTGACTAATACAGAAGATAAGACCGATATTTTAGATAAAATTAAGAAAAATCAAGACTATTTAAAGAAGATTGATTTTAATATTAATAAAAATATGAAGGAGTTGAATCTTGATCAAACCAATTATGACAAAAGAAAAAGAGATTTTGAAACTCAAATGAAAGAGGAAGAAAAAAGAATACAAAATTTAACCAAATAGAAATAGAAAATAGAAAAAAATGACTTTTTTCTATTAATATATAATCTATAAAAATAAAAAAAAAATAACTAATATGGCAATTCAAATCGGTAAATACAAAAGACCAGGAATCTTCATAGAAGAAATTGATAAGTCAATTATAACAAGTCCTCCTATTGTGGGGCCTATGCCAAACTTGATTATCGGTTTTTCTAAAAAAGGTCCAGTTAACTCAGCAGTGTTGTTAACAAATCTTAGTGAACTTGAGACTATTTTTGGTTCTTTAGACAGACAACTAGAGAGAAAAGGTTCTTATTTTCACAGAACAATTTCCAAAATGTTAGAGGCTGGTCCAGTATATGCTGTCAACCTCTTATTAACTGACGATGAGTTAGATACAATTGAATATCAATCTTTATCTACAACATCACAGTATAAAAATGATATTGAAAGGGCTGACTCATTTCGTAAGTTTTTTGACACAACTGGTTTTTGGAAAAGAGATACTGAGGCATTTGTTGATCTTACGACAGTAAATACAGATTATGCTAAGCGTGTATTGAATCTTACAAATGTTGGAGATAGATACATAAGTGTATTTGTTGTTAAATCTCAGGTTTCTGGATTCGATAGAGCTCTACTAGAATGGTATGGTTCTATAGAGAAATTGCCTCCTTATGTTTATCCTACTGATTTGGCGTCTGACTATCTAGTTGATGTTATTGTAGTTGGTGGAGACTGGACAAATTATTCAGAACTTTCAACAGATCCAAGATGGATGAGATATTTCTCATCTACAGGTCTTAAAAAGACAGAAATTAGAAATTTTGCTAATGATAGAAATATTACTACATTAGCGTATTATGAAGGAACATCAATGATTCCTTATTTTAGAGATTTAAATGGTAGAAATATCTTTATTGAAACAGTTATTAACAGAGATACTGATAGAACTGGATTATTCTGTGCATTTAATAACAACTTAGTTGAAACTGATTACCCTAAGGGTCTTCTTGACTTAATTGGTAATAGTTTGGTTAGTGATAACCTACTTTCTAATCCACCATCTCTTGATGCAACATATTACCAATCATTAGATGTTAATGATAGTGCAGCTGATGGTGAAATTTCAATTAACTTCTTATCTTATAAACAACAAATTACTGAAACTGTTGCTATCTCTAACAGAGTTTTAGATAGACCAGGTAACGTAGTTGCTTTATTTGATGGATATAATGCTGGTACTTCAGCATTGATTGATAATGACTTTGACCACTCTTATAATGATGGAGTATCAGGTGCTGTTGGTGGTGTTTTATCTGGAGACAGTTTAGGATACATCGCAAATGCTGAAAGAACTTACTGGTTCGCAGAAGGATATGTGAATGACCTTTATGAAGTTAGTTTTGATACTGTTAGTAGTACTGCAAGTTGGATAAGAACATATACTGTTGATTCAACTTCTGATAATGGTTATGCTATTATTGGTGGAAATTATGTTTCTTTATCTGGTACATATTCTGTTGAATTAAAATCTAGCTCATTCCCAAATCTTGCAAGTCAAGAAACTTTCAATTATGCTTTTGTACTTAGTTCAAATGGATCTATTACCGCTAAAATATCAGCCGCTACTGCTTCACAGGCAACAGTTGCCGCTACTGATATAGTTTTAGCTTACGGTCAAGCTACTTTAACAGCTGGATTTTTTGATTCTAATCCGGGTGACACTCAAGTAACTATAAATAGTACTGTTGGTAGTGGTCCAGATGCATACATTCCGATGGAGTTTAATTTTGATTATTCATTTTCAACTGCATCAACTGCACAAATAACACTTAATGAAGGCGATTTTATTGTTACATTCTTAGATACTAACTCTACACCAGATGTTACAAATTATGAGCAGTACAGAATATTTAAAATGTTTAATTCAATGTTAACTTATATTAATTCTGCAACAACTTATAAAGGACTTATGTTATTAGATCCACAGGGGACAACTACTAAAAAGAGTTTATCAGAAGTAACGTTCACTGATATTAAAACTGGAACAACAGTTAATAAATCATTTGTTGTTAGAACTGGATTAACATCTGCTGATATCACTCCTATTGTAACTGAGGGAGAACTTGTATTCTACAAACTTGATGATGAGTTCTTGATTGACTATGCTGGTTTTGAAACTAAAAATACACTTCCTGGATTAGTTACTGGTTTAACATCATCTATGGGTGTTGTTGGTAAGTATTCAACTTTCTATACTCAGTTTGATCAGGGTAATATTTCAACAGAAGATGTATTCTTCCAGAATAATATCTATGATAACGTTCAAGTACAGTTTATAAAAGGAGAAGGTGTTACTGCATCACTTGCTGGATATAACTATATTATTTTCCGTGTTGATGAGACTGGAAATTACGCATCTGAAAACAATACCTTCCTTACTGAGATTAATGATTTAATTGGATCTCCTGCACAGGATGAGTTTTCATCAGATGTTATTGGTTATCAATTCTTAATTGGTGGAGCCTTAAACAAGGGTGTATTTACAACTATCTATGATAGAGGTTTGGTACCGTCTAATCTACTTACAACTCCTGCTGATGCAAGTGGGTCAGCTGGTGGTAGAGCTTATTTGCTTAACCAATATAGTAATGGTACTGTTGAATCTTTAGATGTAGCTGGAACATTTAGTTACTACGCATTTGAAGTTAATAATACAATTGTTGATGAAACAGTTGAGATTGCTAAAGTGTATGGTTATGATTCTGACTATAATGATAAACCATTATATTTAAGAGGATATACAAAAGACAATGGAGATTTAGTTGTTAACTTTACAGATTCTTCTTTAGAAGTACAAGCATATCTAGGATCTATTTCTGCTAATGAGGGAATCAAAACAAATGGTACTCTTTACATAAAATCACAAATGGGTAACTATAAACAAACTGTTGAGATTGAAACACCATCTGGATGGGTTGAACAACCAAATATTATCCTTATAAAAAGAGGAAGATATGGTGAAATTAGAGTTGGTGATTATTTAGAGGCTAGTTATGATGAAACTCTACTTAGAGCAGATGAAATGCCAAAGAAACTTGCTAGAATACAAGGTAAGAAGGTTTGGTCAGTAGATTCTAACTATGTAGAAATATCTTGTGATTTATCAATTAAGGTAAAGACAATCAACGGTGATAAACAAACTACTAGATTCACTAAACTTGATGATATGGTAAGTACTTACCAGGCTATATCACTAAAAGGATTTAGAATTAGAGAAGCATCTGCGCCAGATGGTACTGATGTTAGACAAAACACAATACTTGATGTTGTTAAAAAAGGTACAAACCTTTATAAAGCAATGACAAATAAAGAAGCATTTGACTTCCGTTATTTAATTGACTCTTTTGGACTTGGTTTAACAGCAGATTCTAAACAAAACTTAGTTGATTTGTGTGGAGATAGATTGGACGCATTTGGTATATTAAATATGCCATCATTGAGACAATTTAAAACATCAGTTAATCCATCATTTAAAGATTCTAGTGGTAATGTTCAAATGCAATATGTTGCTTTGGGTGGTGATCCAGAAAGTAATCCTTCTTTCCTATACTCTTTTGGTAAAGGTGCGGGTGTTACGACTGTTGGTTACTTCTTACCATATGTACAAGTTGATGATTTTGGTAGAATTATTGAGATTCCACCAGCAGCTTATGTAGGACAAACTTTTATGAGAAAACATACAAGTACTACAACTAGTATTACTCCTTGGACAATCGCTGCTGGTGTTAACAATGGTCGTATCACTGGTATCCTAGACTTGGAACAAATATTTAGTCCTTCGGATCTTGAATACTTAAATCAAGCTCAAATGAATCCATTGACATTCAAGAGAAATAGAGGTTTCGTAATTGAAACTGAAAACACAGCTCAAGTACTTGTTAAGTCAGCACTTTCTTTAATACACGTTAGAGAAGTATTGATTGAACTTGAGAGAGAATTATCTAGAATGTTACTTGACTTCCAGTGGACTTACAATACTCCTGAGATAAGAGCATCAATAAAATTAGCGGCAGATGTTATTTGTGAAAAATACGTTGCACAAAGTGGTCTATTCAATTACTTCAACAAGATTGATGAAGAGAATAACACGGCTGAGATAATTGATAATCAAATAGGTGTAATTGATACTTATGTTGAACCAATTAAGGGTATGGGTATAATCGTGAATAACATCACAATACTTAGAACTGGAGCGATTTCAGCCGGTGGATTTATTAATTCATAATTAAATTATAAAACTAACAAAAACCCAGATAGTGATATCTGGGTTTTTTTGTTAAACATAAATAGGTGTATTTAATATATATGTTAAATAGTATGTTTTATGGATTTATCAATATTTAATTTACCAGATTCTTCGGGTCGTATGTATAAGGAACCATTTATGATTAAGAATCATAGAGAAGAGTATGATTATATAATAGATTATTGTGATAATAATAATTTATTAGACATATCCTTTAAAGAAAAGGTTTATTTAGCTTTGAATAAGTTAAATAACATACCTGTTTGTAAAAACATAAATTGTAAAAACAAAGTAAATTTTAAAAACTCAACAATTGGATATCTTGAATATTGTAGTAGAAGATGTGTGTCATCTGATCCAAATATGATTAAGATGAAAGAGGAGAAATCTTTGAAAAGGTTTGGAACAAAGTCACCATCACAGTCAAAAATTGTAAAGGATAAGGCTATTAAGACAAACCAGATAAGATACGGTCATAATTCGGCTATGTGTTTATTAGAAACACAGGAAAAATCGAAGGACACACTATTTAGAAACTATGGTGTTACTAATCCAAGCGAATCTAAAGATATTCTGTTTAAAAGGATACAAACCTTTAAACAAAGTAATTATAGAGAAACATACAAAAAAACATCTTTAGAGAAATATGGAGTAGATCATCCATGGATGGATAAGAATATACATAATAAAACAATAGATTTCTTTTATTCTTCTTATAAGGATAGAATAGAGAGTAAGATTGACTTTAATAAGTTTAAATTTATAAAGTTTCAAAGAGGAATATCAACAAGTTTGTTATTTAATTGTCTTGAATGTAAAAAAGATTTTGATATATTAACTTACCAGTTTTATTATAGGACAAATAGTGGTGTTAGTATATGTACTAATTGTTTTCCGATATCCGATAATGCATCTATATCACAAATTGAATTATATAACTTTATTACTAAGAATTATATTGGTGAAGTTATATTAGATTGCAAAAATATAATTAGTCCATATGAAATGGATATTTATCTACCAGATCTAAAAATAGGATTCGAATTTAATGGCATTTGGTGGCATTCTGAGAGATTTAAAAAAGAGAATTATCATTTAAAAAAATATGAACTATCAAATTTGAATGGTATTAGTTTAATAACAATTTGGGAAGATGATTGGGTAGTAAATAGAGAGATATGTGAATCTTTTATCTTAAATAAATTAGGAAGGACTTCGAATAAAATATATGCTAGAAATTGTTCTATTAGAGAAGTTTCATACAATGAATCTAAGACGTTTTTAGATAATAATCACCTACAGGGAGATTGTAAATCATCAATAAGAATTGGATTATTTAATAATGATGAATTGTTGAGTATTATGACCTTTTCAAAGTTAAGGCTTCCATTACAAAAGATTGAAAAAAATAGAAAAAAAGAAAGACATTATGAATTGACTAGATTTTGTAACAAAATAAACACCAGTGTTACTGGCGGTGCTTCAAAATTGATGAATTATTTTATTAAAAAATATAATCCTATACAAGTAGAGACCTATTCTGATAATTTAATATCAAATGGAAATCTATATCAAACTTTAGGATTTGAATACTCACATACATCAAAACCAGGATATTGGTATGTAATTGATGGTATTAGAGATCATAGGTTCAACTGGAGAAAGCAGAGATTAATTAAAATGGGTTATGATGTTAGTAAAACAGAGGAGGAGATTATGAGTGAATTGGGTTATTATAGGATATATAATGCGGGTAATAAGAAATGGATTTATAAAGTTATTTAAATAAAAAAACCAGATATCACTATCTGGTTTTTTTTGTTATACACTAGGTAATCCACCATTAAAATTATTCATTATGTTTGATGGATTAAAATTACCCATATTCATAGATTTGTTTTGCTGAGATTCTTCAGATTTCCTTTGTTGTTCTTCTTCATCAGTCAGTTCATTAATTATTTTAATATTTTCTTCAAGAAGCCAGAATGGCCACTCATCAATACAAAACTCATTAACATGATAATGTTTCTGAAGTAGAAGTTTATTCTTTAATAAAGGCTTCAAAGGCATCATGAACAACGAAAATACTTGACGCTCCGTTGGGAAATTGCATTTCACTGCGGACCTCCACTCCACAGTTAGTGCATTCTTTTACTAAGTCTTTTATTCCAAAAGTCATTTTAGAGACTGCGGCATTTAGGAATTGAAAAGATATATCATCTAGTTGTTCAAAGTCACTTAATTTGGTTTTAATTCCCTCATATGTAATACTATTTCTACCATCCAACATAAAAGGAATAATTTTCAAAAATGATAAATTAGGACTTTTATTTTCGTTATTTTCTTTGATTATATAATCGGTAAATGCTTTTTGTATTCCAATATTCGGTGGAGTTAATTCAAATTGTTTATTATTGATTGTTTTGAAAACAAATGAATTACTAGATCTGTTAAAATATTTGAATATTTTTTCATCAATTTCATGGAATCTAAAGTTTTTTCTAACCAATTCTAATTGATTATTTTCCCCACATGCGTCACACTTAACACTTACTGCTAATTCATTACCTTGTTGGAATGTTAGTTCTCTAATAGCGAATACTAAATATAGTCTATCTTGGTCTTTTATATCAAGATAACTTGCCATCTTACCATCAGGATATTTAATTCTCACACAAGATGATAGCATATCATTCATTTTCTCTACTATATCGTAGAAGTTATTATCATCTACCATCGAATATGCTTGGATCTCTCTAACTTGAGCAGGTCTCACCATAAACATTGTACCAGTTGGATAAAATTGACCACAAGGTAGTTCCTTTACATCAAAGTTAAAGTATTGTAAATCTGATACTCTAGAATTATCTTTTTTTACTGGTTGCTCAAAAACCATTTGACTTTCTTGTGATTTTCCACGAGATTCTTGCTCGTCTATGTGTTTTTTTAGAAAATCCTCTTCCGACATTTCTTTATTATTGCTCATTTTTTAATGATATTTTTTTATATATAGTTATATTTTTAATTCCTCCTATTGTTTATTTATATTATAAAAATGAAAAAAGTCGATTATTTTTTATAATATATATCATGTATTTTAATAGAGACAGAATAAATAAAAATATATAATCTATAATTGGTAAAACAATTAAACAAAAAAAAATATAAATAAGTTATGCCATTACCACATTTTACACAACTTGTAGTAGCGGGTTCTCCAGGTGGTCCTGGAACAACTCCACAGGAGCCAGTATTTACTAACCTCTTTGAGATTACGTTTGTACTTCCTACAATTTTACAATCACAGGGTAGAGACCCTATAATCTTCTTACAACAAGCCCTATCAATCGACTTGGGAACTACTAACGTTGCGATTGCAACTGCTGAACAACGCTGGAAGTATTCTACTCGTAAGTTCTTACAAGCTGGACCTCCTTCGACTAGTATCGATTCACTTCAGGTCAAATTTAACGTAAACGTAAATAATCAAGGATCTATGGAAACTTGGGCAGGCCTAAGAGCTTGGTATGATCTTGGATGGAATTCTCAAAACGGTTATTTACATTACAAAGCTGATACAATCGGTACTATGATTGTAAACCAACACGATAAGAAAGGTCTAGTTTTAAGACGTGTTACTTTCCAAAACTGTCAATTGAAGTCAGTTACTGGTCCATCTTTAGATTATTCTGCACAAGGTATATTAGCTGATGTTACTGCAGACTTCTGTTGTGACTACTGGATTGATGAGTACATTGATGGTGACTTCACAATAGCACCACCATTTGTTTCTGGTTACGAATAAAATCAATCTCTACATTTTTAAAAATAATTCAAAAGCCGATAGAAAATCTATCGGCTTTTTTGTTGAACATATCTCTGATTTTTCATATAAATTAAAATATAATATATGAATGAAAGTATTTATTACAACAGATTGGCATTTTGGTGTCTACGTTAATAATTTAGATAAATGGTTAAATATGATGGAGGATTATTTCTATAATTTCTTCATACCTTACCTAAAAGAAAATGTCAAAGAAGGTGATATATTAGTACATTGTGGTGATCTTTATGATAACCGAACATCAATTCCTATTATTGCCTCATATAAAGCTGAAAAGATATTAACTGAAATATCCAAAATAATCCCAGTTCATTTGATTGTTGGAAATCACGACCTTTGGAATAAAGGATCTAATGATATTAACTCAGTTCGTCTTTTTAATTTTGTTGATAATATCAATGTTTATACAGAATCATCAACTATTGAAGTTTTTGGTAGTAAGTTGGTTCTAATGCCTTGGGTTGAAAAACGATTAGATATGATTAAACAACTTCAATCTAATTCAGGAGATTATCTATTCTGTCATAGTGATTTAAATGGGTGTAGAATGCATTTAAACTCAGTTGCCCATAGGAATGCTGATAAGATAGATGTAGATGAATTTAATCGATTTAAACACGTATTTTCGGGTCATATACATATAAGACAAACTAATAAGAATTTCACATTTGTTGGAAGCCCCTATCAAATGGATCGTAATGACATGGGTGATCAAAAAGGAATTACCGTTTTAGATTTAGTTAGTGGTAAAATTCATTTTGAACCTAATACCTATTCTCCGGTATTTAGAAAGTTTCAAGTTGTTAATGAAGATGATATTGAGTTAATTGAATCTTTAAAAGATACTAAGGATTATATTGACTTATCTATATCAAATAACTTATTAATTAATAATCGTAAGTTAAGAAGAAAATTAGAAACAATATTAGAAACTGGTAATTTTGCTTCAGTTGAATATCTTGATGATATTGTTAAAACTGAAAAAGAAAAGAAAGAAAAAGAATTAACAGAAGAAGAATTACAAATTTCTATTCAATTAGAATATGAAGAGTTCATTAAGGGGTATATTAAGAATCAAAATTTCGAAAATGATTCTTTTAAAGAAGGTTTATTGGGTGAATTTGGAGAGATTATTCGTATTTATAATGAGAATTATAAGGTTAAGAGTGAGTAATTAAAGTTTATTTAATTTAATTTTTAAATCACCAGTTCCTTTTATTATTCTGTGATAAACACCTTTTGGTATAAATATTTCACCTTCTATATTGATTGGTAATTTATCATCTAGTTGAAATTTCCAATCAGTTTCTTCAATAGATTCTATTATTCTATCTTCGAAATCACGATGCCACATAAGAGATTCTTCTTCTATATCACTTTTAAAAGTTCTTATATATTCACTTGAGTTTATTATTTCCTCATTAAATGGTAATTTAGGCAATCTGCCTCTAATAAACCCAGATTCTACCGAATCTAAATCGAATAACTTTTCAATATTTAATTCGCTATTATAATACCAACATCTATTTTTTAACTTACCCTTTACCCAATCATCAGGTATAACATCATCATTATTAAAATATTTCTCTTTATTCAAAGAAATATTAAAGTAACAAATTTTACCAGATAAATTATTGCCTCCTAATTTTATATGTTTAGAACGACCAGATAACCAACCATTCGGAATAACATCATCAACACTAAAATATTTTTCTTCACCTGTTTCTGGATTGTGATACCATTTTTTACCAATTGAATTTGATTTGCCTAAGCTACCAATTTTAACTCTGCCTAATTTATAACCTTCGGGTATATCTCCAATTATCATTTTTGATTTATTTGTTAAGATATTCGTTACCCATTTTTTATTATAATTGTGATTGAGTTCAGCATCTTGTTTTCTATTGATTTTTTCGCCTTTTAATTGTCTTAAAATCTTGTTGCGTTTTTTTGTATCTTTTATTTTATTGATTGTAGTTTTAGATTTTGGTTTTTTCCACATTTCTAAACATAATGATTTAGCATACTCATAATCTCTAGATGAAACAATATAATCTCTATTGACTTTTTGATTACACATTGCCCAAAAAGCATATCTCAACTTCTCATTTTCTGGATAAACCTCACATAATATTTTATGGCAAATAAAATGTTCTTTAGCTGTCAAAGTTGTTATGTTAGTTTTATCATCAAATCCATTCATACATCTTGGAATAATATGATGTTTTTCAGTATATACTAATTTATCAAGTATTCTTATTTGACCTCTTTCACATATTTTAATATAAATTAATTCTAAATTCATAGAGTATATATTAAAATATTGTTCTCTCTATCTCGGTGTTTACGATCAAAGAATCAACATCCTGATAGAATGTTCTGATGAATGTATTTTCGGATACTTGTTCTTCTTTAAATGGTAGTATCATATTTTCCAAAAGTGTATATGTATTTGTCCTAAATATTTTGTAATATCTCTCCTTTGATTGAATAAAGGAACTATTTGATTTATGTCTATATCAACCATACTAACACCTCTATCTATTTTTGTACTATATTTCCAATCATTATTTGTCATGTAATTAATACATTCTTTTATTATATCTAAAATTTCATCTATACATTCTTTTCTTGTTCCAATTGATAGGCTTATATATTCCTTAAATCCTTTTTCAACTTTAGTATTTCTATACCACATTTCACCGGGATTGTCTAAAAATTTACTTCTGCCAAAAATTGAATAATTTAATCCTAGATCTTTTATATCTAATAAAATAAATTCTAAATTTTCTTTAACATCATCATACTCTGAATTTTCAAACTTTTTAAAATTTAATATGTTTTTCATTCTGAAAATGTTATTATTATTATTCTTTGTAATTTTTCTGGCATTTCCGAACCTTGATTGAATATATAATTACCTTTTTCATCTATTATTTCTTCAATGACAATTTCATAATTAATTTTGTCATCTTCTAATTTTTTAAAACAAGATTCCAATTCCTTTGAAAAATTATATACCTCATTTATATTATTTATATAGTCATCAATAGAATCGAATTTTAAATTCAATTGAGGTTCTTCTAAAAAGATATGCCAGTATTTTTTGGTGCGATCTGCAGATTCGTCCATTTCTATTTCCGCACCATTATCAGTAAATTCGCTAAACACGAAATTTAAATATTCAGTGTCTAATTCTTTCTTTGATTCGTTAAACTTTCTAATTTTCATATCTCTTTAAAACTTTTTATAGATTTTTCATCAAATATTGCCACATTTTTTGATCCTCTTTCTATGACAAAGAATCCATCAAATCCTGAGTTTTTAATCTTTTCAATGATTGGATTGCATTCAATTATTCTCCATGCTCCATTTTTTATTCTCCATAGATAAAAATAAACACTATCCGATTTATCTTTTATATCAAATTCTTTATCTTCATCTGGATTGTATCCTTTAAATCCCGAACCACTGATCTCATTGAATTTTGTACCATTTGTTTCATCAACATATTTATCATCAATCATTTTTTGAATGATTTCTTTAAGATTTATTTTTTTCATAGTCTCAACTTCCATTGGATTACATAACTTCAAACCTGGTTTTAAAATAACTTCCCAGACCGCACCATTTGAGAATTCTTCTCTTTCATTAAATCCTGCAAAATCCTTTGCAAAATCTAAATTAGATGTTAAAAAAATTGCACCAGCAAATCTTTTTTTCTCAGGTGGAAAATCACCTTTTCTATTACCGTGATAAAGCTTTTCGGAAATAGATTCAAATATTTTATATGATTTTAAATGTTTCATATTAGATTATATATAAAAATAATCCGTATAATTATTTGACTTTAATCTATATCTCATTATTTGTCTGTCTATTCCGGACTTAACTACAGCATCAGCAATTGAATCATATTCATTTCCTATTATTGAAACCTTTTTCATTTTTGGAACACCAGTCTCTTTTAATTCCACTTCTTTATTTAGGTAGAACCAATCTGGATAAGATTTTGAGTTTAATCTCCAATTGATATAATCGTTTGGTTTTTTTAAATCTTTTGAAGCTTGTGTGATGGATTCATATTCTTTACCTTTGATTGAAATAGGTTCTCTTTTTGAAAAATGTGGATCAATTTCTACAAATTTGTTATATTTTTTATTCAGTTCATCATCTTGATAAAGATAATTTTTGAAATGTGATGATTTTAGTCTTGAACGTATTAGAGACCTATCAATATTTAGAATTTTTACGGCATCTGATATTGATTCGTATCTAATATTATCAATTATAATAGACTTTTTATTCGATTCATTATTTTTATTTGGAATTCTATTTTTAAGTAAATTTTTCTTTATCAATTCGTGTTTATCATTGCCAATAAACTTATAAAAATCACTCCTG